CCGTTTGTAGCCGGCAAACAATTCATCCCACGAACGTACCACTCGATCCGGAGTCTTAAGCAATCCATCCCGATTGCAATCTTCCCCAAGGTACTGAAGAATACGACGCACATTATCTTGGGGACCATCCTGTTTTTGCTGGCGCTCCCATGGAAAAGAAATCCACGAACAAATGTTCTCCTGGGGTTTATCCACCAACGCCAAAAACCCAACAGCGTCAGGATATTCCCGCATGTAGCGATCTCTGGTACTCCCACTATCCACCAAATCATCCACAAAGAGATCGGCATCACAAGGATCTTCAACCAAAGTGTAGTGGTCTGAGTAGTTCAAAAACATGGCCCCCACGGGAAGACCACCATTGGGGATCGCGTAAACTTTCATACGAACCTCTCCAGCCTGATCCCGGGAGAGTCGCAGAAAATGACTTGATCTCAAAAAGTCCGCTTCTTGAAGCAAACGCAAAAAGCGTCGCCGAACTTCACCATAGGAAAAATTTACAATCTCAACCATGATGTTCCGTTTCCTTTCTAGCATCCACAATAGCTTGAATTTCGGATCGGTTGATAGTGACCTCTCGTGGGGCTTCGATTCCCAGCTTCACATGAGTTCCAGACACTTCCACCACCAACACGCGAATATTGCCACCAATGATAATAGATTCATTGGCTTTTCTACTTAGCACCAACATGATTACACCTCCTTGAGAACAATTTCCCGAGATTCGTATTCAATCGGATCTGGCAATCCATTTGCCGCAAAAGCAGCCAAACGCTCCTGACAAGACCCACACTTACCACAAGCCACGGGCTGGTCTTTGTAGCATGTGCGAGTAAGAATATACGGCACTTGATACCGTAGGCCATACTCCAAAATTGAATTCTTATTCATATTCAAAAATGGAGTCATGAGCTTAATACGACCATCCGTGCCGTAATGAATAGCGGCAGCCATTGCACTCACAAAATCTGGCCGGCAGTCCGGATAAATAGCGTGATCACCAGAATGGACTCCCATCCACACTTCTACGGCATCAGTGCTCCACGCTAAGCCGGACAGAATAGAGGCAAAAATAAGATTGCGTCCAGGAACCACGGTCTGTTCCATAGACTTAGCCTCGTAATGACCTTCCGGAATTGGACCTCCTTGACGCAAAAGGTTGCTCCTCAACAGCGCCCCCACGTTATTAAGATCCACCAAATCGTAGGGCACAGAATAGTGACTCGCCAAGTTAGCGGCAGCCGCATTTTCATAAGAATTGTGCTTGGAGCCGTAACAAAATCCAACAGCACGAACTACCTTGCGTCCACTCTCAATCATGGACGCAAACAACGTGGCTGAATCCATCCCACCACTCAATGACAGAACCGCAGGAATACGACCCATTTCATTCCACTCCAATCAACTTGTGCAACTGAACACCCAAACGATAACCGAACGTCATACAAGACTTGACCACCGCCTTAAGATGCAAGTCATTGCGCTGTGGATCTTGAACATCCACGGGCTGCAAGTAAATGTCCTGAGGGGGAGTGTTGAGAGGAGGTCTAGCCGGCATAAAATTGGAGCCCAACACGCTAGAAGGCAATCCGTCTTCAGCGTGGACCTGATCGCACTCCATTACATATTTCCAACAATCAATATGAGGCAAAAGACTATCACTAACCTTGACCGCCTTGGGACTACACACCACCGTGAAAGCAACACGTCTTTTATGTGTCCCACCATACTCGCTATGGAGCTTTGAGAGAAATTTAGCATCACCAGCCGTCGTTCCATTGGTTTCAACTTGGACGCTAAAACCACCGTCCAACAACGCTTCTATCAAATGAAATACGTTTGGTTGACGGAATGGCTCCCCACCAGTAATCACCACCAACGGATTCACAGAATACTTAGTCACCCCAATTGGCCGACCATATAACGGAACTGGTCGCTGAACCAAAGCTATTTGTGAAACCAAATCAGGAATGCTAAACTGCCGGCGCCCCTTTGTATATTGTGTATCACATAAAGGGCATTTCAAATTACATCCAGCCAACCGAACAAAAGTGGAGAGCACGCCAGCAAATGGACCCTCCCCCTGAATGGTACTCCAAACATTGATCACATCCAGTTTCGCAATTTCAACTGGACTCACTCCTACCAAAAGCCTTTCAGGTTTCTGGTCATTTAGCATAGTACAAATCTCCCCATAATAGAAATTCCCTTCCCTACATAATCGGCCCTGATGGACCAAAGGCATTACCCTGGACCCACACCCCAAGACGCCGAACAGTTTTCCGTTTCCAACACCAACACTCGTGAAATAAAACCAGGACCATAAGCAGGAGAGAAATGCTTGTTTCCAAGTTCCAACAAAAATCCCGCCATATTCTCAGCAGTAGGGTTAAACGGCACCACCGCTAATCCAGTTCCATCTAACTCACGAAACGACTCAAGTAATGGGTCCTCACTCCACAAAATCATACGGTGATCCCAATTTTCGTCTAACCAAGGCTGGTAAAACCTCTTGAGTTCTCCAAAATCAATGACCCGTCCCACAATATCTAACGCCCTGGAACTAGCGGTAACATACGTTACATAGTTGTGCCCGTGGAAATGCTTGCATTTAGACTCGTGGTTCACCACTCGGTGACCAGCGCAAAAATGCAACCGACGTGTCGCAGTAATAACAGAGGAATCATCAAACAAAACCATAATTATGGCTCCTTCTTTTCGGGTACCAACAAAAAAAAAGACTAGCGGTTCGCCGCTAGTCTTTTTAAGAAACACAACTGAATGGAGAGGACTACTCGCTGTCCAACCAATACCCATTATCGTTCCGTTGGACAGAAAGCCCCTTATACGTCTTGAGGTGATAGCTCAATTGGACGTTGACCGTCTTGGCCATGGACTCCTCCTCCCGATCCGGAAACTTCGAAACCAAAGCCTCCAAAATCTTAGCCTTAGTGATCGGGTGCTTCTCCGTAGCCTTCTTCAAGCACTCCACAATGGAGGCGATAACACCCGGACGCTGTTCACCATTCTTCTTCGCCTTCTTCTTGGCCTTGGGGGCCTTAGCCGGCACGTCCTCGTCGTCCGTATCCGTGTCAGCCTCCGGTTCTGCCTTCGCCTTTTTCTTGGCCTTAGCCGGCACGTCCTCGTCGTCGTCAACCTCCGGTTCGGCCTTCGCCTTCTTCTTGGCCTTGGGAGGGGCCGGCACGTCCTCGTCGTCCGTGTCAGCGTCCGTGTCAGCCTCCGGTTCTACCTTCGCCTTTTTCTTGGCCTTGGGGGCCGGCACGTCCTCGTCGTCCGTGTCAGCCTCCGGTTCCGGCTCAGCCTTTGCCGCCTTCTTCTTGGCCTTGGGGGCCTCGTCGGCATCCTCGTCCGTGTCATCCGCCACAATTTCAAATTCCGTCTTGGTCGCGCGCACCTTGTCCAACAAAGTTTGGTTCTCCTCCCCATCAGCTTCCAAAGAATCATCGTCCCGAATCAACGCCAACTTGGCGAGGCACCGTGCCTCCGACCACTTGTCTGCCCCCGCCCATCCAAGGTCCTGGAACAACGCAATTGCCTGACTGTGCTTCACTTGCATGGCTTCACCTACTCCAATCTCAAATTCCAAAGTTAAAAACAACCACACTTCAACCATATTATCGGAACACACCAGAAACACAACCTCAGATTTTCGTTAAAATCTGAAGTAAAGTTTTCGTTTGAACTTCCGTCAATTCAGCACTCCCACCACGTTCTCCCAACCGTCCTGCCCGCAACTGTGCAGAAATAGTATTGTCAGAAGGGTGTAAACCCAACTCAGCCAGCACCGCCTTAGCGTCCGCCGCGTTCCACTTGTGCTCGCCCATCCACCTCAAAATAGCGGTCATGCTGTGTCCTTCCCACGCACTGCGACTTCGCACTTCATCCGTTTTAACCTCCATGAATTCTTTTGGCAGCTGGGGTTTCTTGTTCGCGCCAACACGTGCGATCAACTGAGCCAAAGCCTCCCGGTTAATGCGGTTAGCCTGTCCCACCACGGCAGCCGTAATGTGCTCTAACTCGTATGGAGTGCCCACCAACAGCGTAGGGTCCAATTCCACCATACGTCGCACATGATCTGCGGCAACAGCCAATTTATCGGCTGTATTCGCTACCCATTGAGGCAAATCAGGCACCTCTGGCCGTGGATTGCAGTTCACCACCACCGTAGGAACACCCATCGGGTTTCCCATACTCATTTCAGTTGTCATTGGGGTTCTCCTATCATAAAAAGTAACACCATCCCTGCCCCCTTGGCGTTGTGCCAAGGGGGCAGAGGGGAGCCACTTATTTCAGCCCCAAATTCCCGATCAAACCAAGCAAAGTGGCGCACGGCTGGGAACAGACCCAACCATTCATAATTGGCACTTTGGACCAGTCAGGTACCTCCAACACAAGGTTCAGTTTCTTGGCGTGTTCCAAGTATTCCAAAAGGTCGCCAAGCTGAATTTCCAAAGAGTTGGCGATTTCTTCTAACTGCCGGCCCGAAACGACCCCCGATTTAGTTTCAGAGGCCCCCTGACCCTTGTATTTTTTCGGCTCAAACTCAAGCACCACAACACAAAATTTTCAGAAAACTTTTTTGGAAAACACCTAAGTCTTTAATTTTCAAAGACTTACGGCGCAGGAAATTTTTAGAAATAATTTCCCGCAACCACCCACCACCCACCACCCCCCAACCCCAAAAAGTTTTCTAAAAATTTTCCGCGCTGTAAACCGTTGAAAACCAACAACTTACAGAGTTTCTGAAAAAGTTTTCTGAAAATTAAGTGGTTTCCCACTTGCACTTGAGCCGAAACAGTGTAAAATACAAGGGTCAGGGCCGGAATAACCAACCACCAAAACGCACCCCGCCCCCTTGTGGGGGCGGGGTTTTCCCAAACGAAAGGAACTTCAAAAATGACGACCACAAGCACAAGCCCCTACGGTGACACCATTAAGAACATGGACACCTTGCGGCAAATTTTGACGGAAACACTGAAAGCCTTAGAGGGGTTGCCGGAAAAGAGCGACACCACCAGTAAGCGATTGGAAGCCATGTTGGCCGGCCTTGAAATTTCCAAAACAGAAATTTCGTGTAGCTGGTACAAATGGAGCCTGGAACGGGCGCACGAAGAATTGCATGCGGAAAAACAACGGAACCAGGAACTTGTTTGGGAAATGAACAAACTGAAAACGAAAAACAAGTAAGGAACCGGAAACGCACCCCGCCCCCTTGTGGGGGCGGGGTTTTCCCAAACGAAACGAAAAGTTTTCCAAAAATTTTCGGCGCTGTAAACCGTTAAAAACCACAACACAAAGGACACAACAATGCAGACAGAACTGAGCGCCTGGGAAGAAGCCAAGATGGACCTTTATTACGAACAATCGCTGGGGGAAACCCGGCGACTGCCGGATTTACTAGTCTTGTTCCAATACTGGGTCAAAATCTGCTGGCATCGTATCAAGGTTCGCCGGTCCCCTTGTGGACAGGGCAACCACGACTGGGATGACCAGTCCACCGCCGGCCCGGACAGCGGAAACATTCACCTCGTTTGCCGGCACTGCGGCGAAACTTTCCACAAGAACCTTTACTAAGGACCCCGCAAATGGAAAACAACATCCTCAGCGTCATCGACAAATTGGCGGACGTACAGAAAATACTCTACAACACCATTGGCATGATCCCGGCAGAACGCCATGCCGGCCTCCGGACAAAAATGAAAAGCATGATGAGGCAACTGGAACCAATGCGGTCCCACTTGTTGACCGAATACTACCGAGAAGGGAACAGCCACCTCCAGGCAAAACTGATTGAGGAGCAAAAGAAAAACCAAGAACTCACCGCCCAACTCCAAAAACTCCAACAACAATGAACCGAAGCCAGAAATTGGCCGTGGCATCATCCCTCGCCGTCCAAAACCTGCGAGGGGTGCTACTCCACCTAGAACAGAATGCTCCCGTAGAAATCAAAGCAGACGCTATAGCGTTTGCCAAAAAGATAGACCGATACTACCGAAAACGAGACGGGTTTATTCCCCGTCCAGTCATTCGCCTCTGCAACACCTAGACCTGGGAGAACTTTCATGGCCCGATCTAAAACTAAACTTCACTTCTGGATGGTCACACTGGTCCGTCAAATGGAGGACGACTTGTTTCAGTACCACCCCCACGTGAGAGGATGGGTGGTAATGGCGAAATCCCCGGAAGAAGCCACGCAACTCATTGCCAAAAATTTGGACAATGGACCAGAAGGCGAGTTTGCCGGCTACACGCTAGAGGCTTCTGTTCTCGAGTTTTACCTCGCGGACGGACGGGCAGCGCAGCTCGTCTAACCCACCAACAACTCACAACCCAAGCAGCCCGGAGGTTTACCCTCCGGGCTTTTTTTGTGCCTAGAAGCAGCTAAGAACCGCTGGATTACCAACGTCCAAACAACCAGCAACATGGACACACTTGTCTTCGGAAAACTCGCTCTCACGCAGTACCAACCAGTTCAAACGCATTAGTCCGTATTCCTTTTCCTCCCGGCTACTGTTCAGCCCCACCATGCCAGTAACATGCGCGAACTTTCGTTTATCGTCCGTGAAATTGGTTCGTCCTAGCAAATCCTGCTTGTACGAGGCTGCGTCTGATTGAGTAGCAGTCACCACCAAACAATGGAACGATTGGGACAGGGCTCGCAACCCTTTCCACGTAGCATTGATTTGATCTCTTGATTCTACAATGCCTTGAGGTGGAGCCAAAATATCAGCATAGTCCACTACAATGACATCAGGTACCCAACCCTCCCGCTCCCATGTCTGTAAAATAGTACGAACTCCATGAACGGACAATGTGCTATTCGGGTGAACAGAAAGTTTCAACAGAGATTGGTTTCCTCCCAATTTCTTAATTACTCCCTGGCAAGCTTTCCAAGCCATTTCCCACGACAAGCCTTGGTCATAATCAATCTCTTCTAAATCCACCTTGGCATACTTTTCATGGGGCTCCCGTTCAATAAAGCGTGGAAACTTAATAGTCTTTGGAGTAAGTGGATGCTTAGAAACACGAATCATCCACCGCCGCATAATCTGGTTCTGACTCATGTCTCCCACTTCAAAAAAAGCAACCCGTTTTCCTTGTACCATTGCCCTCCAAGCTAAATCTAACAACCACCACGTCTTGCCACGTTTTTCCGGTCCCATGAATGAAACAAACGCATCACGTTCCAAAGCATTCCCAAAAAAATTAGCCAACGCCCCACGGTAGTGAACCAACGGCTCCAAATTTTCTTGGAACGCTTCTTTAATGGCGGTCTCATCCGTCAGCACATCTACTCCGGCACCAGCTCCTATTTCCAAACGTCCAAAGGTATTCAACCGAGTATAGGCTTGGTCTACTTTCTTATCTTCCAAATCATCTTGAACCGCTTGGATCAGCCGGCCAAGACGCACCTCGTTAAAATATCTTCCCGCCACATCCAATACATATTCAGTATTGGACTCCCCTTGCAAAGACTCGTATTCACCAGACAGACCAGATAAAAAACTGGAAACAAGTTGCGTTGTAGTCTTGTCTTTGGAAGCGGACGCCCACTGCTCAAAAATATCTTCAATGTGCTTGCCAGGAGCCTTACCGTATTTCAAAAAATGCTTAACGCACCAATTCGCAATGATGTTAGACCATTGAGAATAAAACAATCCATTATCTTTGTCCCACTTGGAAGCTAGCCGGCTGAGAACAAGTGGATCAACAATCATACCAATGAGAACACGTCGTTCCTCTTTGCTATCTCGGCTTTCCACTTTCATTTATACTTTTCCCCCAAGCCACTTTCCATCCAAAGATCGTGCCACAATGCCACATCTCCATATTGAACCGCCCACTCCCGACCTTCTATATGGAACCAATCAGAATTAGGTCGAAAGATCATTGGCTTCAAGTCACCAAACCAACCCTCCCATTTAATCAAACGGGAATTGATGGCGCGAAACCAACCTTCTACAAAATGACGAGGCGCAGAAAGGCACCGTGAATTAAGATATTCGTAAAAACGAACCAAACGACGCAAACGGAATATAAGATTCCGCTTTTCTTTGGGTAACCCTTCCATGGTGTTTTCTTCACCTAACAAATCTTCCGTGAATTGGCGTTCCTTGGCGCGAATAGACTCCATGCGAGAAGATAACTCTGCCACAAATTCCCGATAGTTAGAAAGACTAGCTTCCACCACTTCTGGTAATTGAGCTACGCTTCCCCTCGGCCAATACAAAGTTTTCAAATCATTGTAAACTTTGGCCGCTTCCCCACTGAGCTGAACTTCTGATTTGGAAGTTTTGGAATCTGAACCAGAAATTCTCAATTTGGCTTCTTGTATCTCCGGGAGGCGTTGGCGAAATCCCTTGGCAGAGCGAATAAGGGGAACGTAATCATTTTTCAAATTGGCGCAGTACCAATCCAAAAGATCTTGGATTGTTTGATCAGAAAGCTCGTATTGTTTCTTGAGCTTGGAAAATTCTGTTTCCCAAGAACCAGACCGGATTGGATAAGAGGTTACCCGGCGGTGAGTTCTCAAAGTATTGTGGAGTTGGAGTGCCCATGATTTGTTTTGTTCATGTTGAACAGGATTTGATTTGGAAACGAGCTTGGATTTTTTGAAACCGAAACCATCACTACTCATATGTGGACCCTAGCATAGTAGCTGATCATTTTTATGGCAACAAGACCACTCATAAAATATTGGCTTGATAGACTCCTTATAAAATCGTAATAGAGCGATGAGAAGTAGATGGTAGATGATTCGCATAATGGAAAGTTGATCGGAACAACTTGGAGTTGATATGGAGTGTTGAGTTGATTGGCGCGCAAGCGCCGGTCAATGACGTATTATATTTATTATTTATTTATTGTATTTAATAATAATACGGGAAAATTTCATGAAACGCCAAAAAATTTGCAAAAAGCCCACATTTTGCGACTCCAATAATAAACGTACTATGATCAGCCTCATGATCAGCCTCATGTATAAAAAGCCCACATTTTGCGATTCAAATTAGGTTGAGGTATGATCAGCCTCATGATCAGCCTCATATAAAATGTGCCTATGCAAAAGTGGGGTTCATGCCAAGAATGTGCCTATGCAAAAGTGGGGTTCATGCCAAGAATGTGCCTATGCAAAAGTGGGGCAATCCATCTTCAATTTGATATCACCGCCCACCAAAAGCAAACAATTTCAACTCCCGTAATTCCTGCTCATCAGCCTCTCCAGGGTCTTTAGAAGAGAGAGTAATGTTAAATGTTTCCCCTGGAAAGCATGCCAACTCTGACACCAATTTACGCGCCCGACGCTGGGCATCAGATTGACTATCAAAGCAAATCACACGAAAGTGAAATTTGGAAAGCCGCAGTAACTGCTGCCGAGAATAGCCTGTCCCCAATGTCGCCACAGCCCCTGGACCAATCTTCCAAGCGTCAATTGGACCCTCCACCACAAGCACACTAGAACTCGGGCACAGGTCCTCCCCGTAAAGTAACTCCTTTCGTGGTACTAACTCCTCACTCTCACTAGCGGACAGATACCGGATAGCCGGCGATTTAGCAATAGAACGCGTTGTCCAATTCACCATTTTTCCATTTTGAAACATTGGAATAAACAAAGACCACGGATGGGTTGAAGACAGCCCAATCCCTTGCACACCCCATAACGTAGCGACCGTGGTGGGACACAGCCCCCGTTGGCGCAGGTAGCGCTTGTGGGCAGGTAAGAGGGGTCCAACCCCCTTGGGAAGCCCCAACCGCGTATTACGGGGTTTTAGCGCGTTTAAGGACCGATCTAACTCGGGTTTCCCATGCTGCAAAAGGGCGGCGACCGCCTTACGGTCTGGTACCAACTCCACCAAGCAGTCCCACAACCGAATATGACCACACAACCAGCAATGGAGGTAGCCGGCAGAAAGGGAGTACCCTAGACGCCAATGTTGCGAACGTGGACTGCAAAACGGACAATCCAATTGAATCCAACCAGACCGGCAATGCTCATGTCCAGACTCTATAAATGGGATTTGATGCGCCCGTAAAAAATCAGGCAATTTCACGACTTACCTCCTTGTAATAAAGCTTGTTCCACTTGGGAAAAGATATCCATTTCGGTGGCGGTCCCGTCTCCATCTAAAACTTTATTCAGTACCTCTTGTTTCTTTTGGATCACTTTACAAAGGTCCTCTTCAATAGACCCTCGAGCAACTAAATAGTACACCATAGAATTAGAGACCTGTCCAATACGGTGAATCCTATCTTCAGCTTGACCGTGTTCCCCCGGGGACCAGGACAACTCTACAAATGCTACGGTACTGGCGGCTACCAAATTAAGACCTACACCAGCTGCTTGGATATTGCCCAGAAACAATCGTGTTTTTGGGGAAGTCTGAAACATTTCAACGGCTCTTTTTCTATCTCTTTGGGAAGTCTCCCCTGTCACAACAACACACTGCCGGCCGAACCGTTCTTGAAGGGCATCGATCACTTTATGGTGGACAGCAAAGACAACTAACTTTTCATCGGACCCTTCTAAAAACGTGGTGATCCATTCTAAGACGCTGGAAAGTTTTAGTTCTGCAGATAGGCGTTTCAAATACCCAAGACGCATGAGACGTTCTGCCCTAGCGGCCCGATCAGCTTTTCCTTTACTAACATTTTTGCGCAACCACCCAATGAAATCATTTCTGGCGTGATCGTATTCCGACTTACGTTCCATTTCCAAAAGCACTACGGAACGCGTTTTAGACGGCAGGTCTTTTAACACATCTTTCTTGAGCCTACGGATCATCATGTGGTCGTCCAAGATCCCGTGAAGCTCTTCTAGTCTGGCAGCCCCACGGTAGTCCCAGCCCCACGGGGTTCTTCGTGGCTGACAATAACGGAAAGCAAACTTTACAAAGGAGGGGTAAAGATCCGGACGAATAGTATCCACCACATTCCATAATTCAGCCGGCCGATTTGTAAGAGGGGTGCCACTCATTCCAATTACATTGGGGATCGACTTGGCAAGTTTTTTTAGAAGCTTTGCCCGTTGTGTTGTCCGGTTCTTGACGTAATGGGCTTCGTCAAAAATCAGTAATTGGGGCTCCAACCATTTCAGATAATCCATCCATGGTTTCAGAATGTCATAGTTTAGAATGACCATTCGAGACCGGATAAGACGCTGGCGTGGAACCTTGGTGCCTTCCAACACCATGGCGCGCAGGCCGAGGTGTTGCCGAGCCTCATGTTCCCAGTTCCACTTCAGAGAAGCCGGACAGACCACAACTACGGGGAAGGCTTGCTGTTGCCACAACCAAGCTAAACTTTGAATTGTCTTGCCGAGTCCCATTTCGTCTGCAAGGAGCGCCCGCCCCTCAAAATGGGAGATCAATTTCACCCCATGCCGTTGATATTTGTAAAGCTTCGTTTCCAACATAACCTCTTCCTCAATACAAAAAGAAACCCCCTCGTTTCCAAGGGGGTTTCTCCACAACAACACGAAACCAACTCACTGGGCATCACTTCCACATAGACTCGTTTTTGACCTGATACTGATGAGCAGCCGACCACGTAACGTGCAAGAGGCCGCGGTAACTGGCATCGCCGCCCATTGTCTTGTGGCACTCTTCTTTGAAATTGGTGTACTGTATTTCTTGCACCAACTCCATAAACATTCCAGTCGCCAAATCTTTATGGACTATCATACGATACGCATAGTCCGCAGTCGGGGTGTGAATGATGCGAGGCGTTTTTTCCCAGAGATGAGAAAATCGCTTACGCACATTTTCCAGGTGTTTCTTACAACGTGCCCGGATCTGGACCTCGTGGGGGTTGACCTTCCCATCGGGAAGTTCGGTACTGGTAACACTGAAAAATCCGTAGCGCGTGTAGATCCACATGATTACCGGCTCCCCACACTCACAGGCAATTGGAGTTCCTTGTTCATGGCCCGGCGGAACTCGAAACCAGACAAATTGGACGCAGCCAACTTGCGCACGCGATCCACACCCACTTGATCCAAAAAGTGCCGGAGTTGCAGCAACCGCACTTCTTTCAAGTGGGGGAAGTCTCGCCGGAGGCCGGCGATTTCCATTTGCACATTCCGCTCTCCTGCTGGAGCCGGCAGCCCGCGCTTTACGAAAGAATAATCCCGCATCAACTGAGCCCGCAAAAACTTAGGTGCTCCCAAAAACATCACGAATCTCCTGTTGTAGAATATTCAACCACCAACACCACTATACTCGGAACAGATTACGAATTTCCGAACCTCACCGAAATACCTTGAAATCCAGCCGCCGTTGCCAACGCCCGAATTTGATCCAATTCCACGAACTCAATCACCACACCATCTACCTCAGCAGACAAACGAATTGGACCCCACAAATCGACCCGAACTTCCAAACGTGCGCCGTTCCGATCTTTGTGCCTGACGTTCTTCAGTACCGCCGCAGAAGGAGGAGTCTCCTGTCCGAAACCCGTAGGACGGAACACGGGGTCCACAAACCACGGTACGTTCGGATATTTGGAAACAGTTTTCATTCCCCGACGCTGAGGTTCCCGAATCACACAAGGCCCACAAGCTACTGGTCCCGACGTAGAATTCATGCTATCAGTCATTGTTCAACACTCCTTGAATTTCTTGGAAGCATTGCTTCACGCGTTTCACCGACCAACCCAAACCGATCAGATACTCCCGCAACACCATGCGCATGCCTATGGGAGTTTTTGTTTGCAACAATTTCTGGAGTCCCGTACCAGGAGAAAACACCAACCGCAACACGGTCTCCACATCTTGGGTCACCTCAGACCAGTCCAAATTCTTGGAACTCATTGTCTGGTCTAAGACGACTGGGGACTGCCGCTTCAAAATCCGGTGACGCCGAGCTGCGTCACGTCGCTCATCGTGCAATCCATTCCACACCCGGAACCGAACCCAAGTCGAAAACTTTGAACCACTGCCAGGCTGAAACGAGTGGTACGCTTCCATGAAAGACTCATTAGCCTTGGATTGCAGCAGCTCGATTTCACCACCATATTTCCGGTGAAACGTGTAAACAGTCTTGAGCACCAACAACCGCACATCTTCGTAGGTTTCCGCCATGATTTCCGCAGTTTCAATGGCCATCCATTTCTCCTTCTCCAGTAAGTTGCCACGGGCCGCAACACTATACCACTGACCCGCCACGGGGCCAAGGTATTCTTCCCTTGGCCCCGTGCACTCCTCATGCCTAGTTTTCCGAGGAGTTTTGCTGGCGGATCTTATCAATGGTCTCCTGCTCGCGCCGAATCAACTCCTCCCCCAAACGATCTTTCATGTACTTCCAGAAAATCCCGTGCAAGCCAACTTGAGGCTCCTCCATTTCAACCCACTCCTTCAAGTGAATCCGATTCCCTTCGCCACGACGAATTTCAGAACTGAAAGCTCGCTGAACAAACTGGACAGAGGAGTCGGGCCGAAACTGCTTGTAAGTAACTGCCAACACAACACACTCCGTTCGCCGTTCAGGGTCCTCCATGTCAATTGCGATCTCCAACGGGGTGATTTTCCGTTCGCCTTGGGACGTGCAAAGAGTCCAGGCTTCAGTAACGGTCGCCAGCCCAACCGGAATGATTTGACTGTCGGACGACATGAACTGTTCCACCATCAGTCGCAGAAAATTTTCCTTAGTCATAAAGCCACCACGTTCCAAACTCATGTCCTCCACGAACCCCTTACACAAGAAGGAACGCACCGCAAACTCAGGTGGTTTCCCACGCATAAGGGGCGCCACATCCACGCCCACAACGAGGCCACCCGGAGGGGCGAACTCCAACGGAGCGTTTTCAAACGAGCCTGTCACATCCTTTTGGATTTGGGGGAGCATGCTCACCAGAGTGTCCGCGGACGCCTGAAGGGAGGCGTCCATTAAAGAGTGCATCGCCTCAAGGGCAACAGAACCCAACGAACCCATTTGTTGACCTTGGAACTTCTCCAACTGCTCACAAATCCGTTTAATCTTTTCATTCTTACCGGCCATTTTCTATCTCCTCGTGTTGTTGTTGTTTGGTGCTTCGGCACCCCACTGATCCACCGCAATGGAGCAGAGGGGTGCCGGGCCGACACAACTCGGCCCGGCCACACAACACCAACCACTACGCGATGCCAGCCTTAACCAACTCATCCTTCCGCCAGCCACCCACCAGCATCTGCTTCACGTAATTCATGTCCTTGCCGTGTCGAATCCAGTTCGCCGCCCGGCAAATGAAACGAGTGCTAATGGTCCGTTCCAATTTGTTGGCCACGATGTTTTTCCGCCAAGCCTGAAGCTGGCGAACCAGTTCTGGCTGATCAGCATTAAGGTCCAACTCCAATTGGGCATCGTAATCCATTTCAATTTGCACGAACCGCTCCGTGAAGGCTCCGTCTTGCTGATTGCGCCCAACATACTGGCGGTCAGCCCCGGTGCCCCAAGTATTGGCGGCGGCCATGCATGTGAACTTTTCGTGGCGGTTTGCAATCGGGTTTTCTGGCCGATCCAACGGCAGGACCCCGTTGGCCAATCCGCTGTTTAAGCTGAGCAGTACATTCGGGTCAGCCGCGTCCACCTCGTCCAAGAGGTACAACCCACCATTTTCGAACATGGTGGCGAATGGGGCTGGCGTGTAAACGCTTTTCCCAGTCGTAATGTCCGGGGTCGACCGGCCGAACAGTTTGCTTTCGGTCACACCACCCGAAAGGGAGATCATGCCGTATTCCAGCCCCAGGAGGGTCGCAATCTGTTGGGCGAGGTAGGTCTTGCCACACCCTTTCGGTCCTACCAACATCACGTTATCACCGCAGTTAAGGTGAAACAAGACCTGTTCCAAAATGGGGTGGGAGCGTTCCTTCAGTTCCACCTTGGGCATGTCCGGGCGAACCAGTTCGATCACTTGGGGCGGGCGAGCCGCCTCCAACTCTGCTACCTTCTCGGCCAGCGCTGCCACTTGTGCCAACAGCGCGGCATCTACCGCCACTGCTGCCGGCTGCTGTTCGGTAGCCGGGATCGCCGGGGTCGCCGGCAACTCACCAGGACAATTCGGGGTGTGAACCCAACGCCACTGCCCATCTACTTTTTCTTGGTGCAATGCCGCTCCAACCGAATAACCCAACCCACACTTACGGCATGTTCCCGGGAACTTGGCAATAATGGTTTTCGTTCCTCGCCCAGGCTGTTCTGCCGGCTGTTCTGCCGGCTGTTCACCGGGCTGTACCTCTTTGGGTTCCATCCACTTCCAACGCATTTTGCCATTACCGAAACGGGCGATCTTACCCCCGGCTTCCAAGAACCGCAACACGCGATTGCGGTACCACTGATTCACAGTGTCCGGCACCCCCACTCCCGCCATCACTTCGGCCGTGGTGTGCCAAAAGCCAGGACGCTCTTGAAGCCACACCAATGTCTTGTTGATCAGTTCGTTTCGTTTGAGGTGAGCGGCCATTGTGTTGTGTCCTTGCGTTGTGTGTTGTACCTGCCCCCGACACCAGTATTTTACACTGTTTCGGCTCGGGCACAAGCCCAACGCCACAAAAATTTTCAGAAAAATAACTCGGAACCGACGGAAACCCTGGAAACCAAAGGGTTTACGGCGCCAAAAACTTTTTTTGAAAGTGCCACTTTTTTTGAACGGGACACAGCCCCAAACAAATTCAAAAATTTTTTTGAGCCGTAAACCCTTTACCATCAACCACTTGGGGATTTTCCAAAAATCTTTTTTGAGAAAATTTGTGCTGTGGCACTTGTACCCGAGCCGAAACAGTGTAAAATACTGGTGTCGGGGGCAGGCACAACACAACACAACGGACAACACAACACAACGGACACAACACAATGGCCATTCACGAAACCAAAAAACTCAAGGCTACGGGGAACCCAACGTACATAACGTGGTTCGACGGATTGGCCGACATGGCCGAAGTGGCGGCAGAAGGAATTAAGCGCCAGCCAGGGGCATGGGGTGAATTTTACTCCTACTCTTTTGTTGGCCGCCGGTTCTTTAACATCCACGCTGCGGCAAAAGCTACTGGGGAATTGTGGCCAGAAGGTATGCAAATTTTCGACAAAATGTTAGGGGAACTGGAAACCCAAGACCTCCCCAAACCGAAGAGCACAAAACGTCGTGGCGTATGGAGTGAAGATACTGGGGACGAAGTAGACGTTGACCGCCTGCGACGTGGTGTACCTTACTGGCGCACCACACAACGGGAACAACGGGCAGGCAACCCCATAATTACACTGATTACAACGCCTAGCAGCCCGGGACTCATGAAATGGCAGAACATTTTGTGGCGCGGATGTGCCACGGTGGTACTGGCCAAGATTTTGGAAGAAGCCGGTTACCGATGTGAAATCAAAGCCATGCAATTGGCCATTGATTCCTACGGCAACAATTACGACTATGCGGCGGCCACAACCTTGAAAATGGCGAACGACCCTTTGGATTGTTCCACACTGGTGAATTGCCTGTCCGGCTGGTGTTTCCGCACAGTGTGGTTCTCTTGCTACAATTACCACAACCGCGCCAGTATCAGCTACGGGCTGCCAATTACTGGGTCGAAAGCGATCAAAGCCTATGCCGAACTGTGCCCCGAATTGGCCGAAGATGGGTCGAACTACTTAATGGTCGGCGACCACTCCAACACGAGCTCTTATGAGACGACATTGGAGAGAACGAAAGCGTTACTTACAAAGTTCATTGAAAACCACGGGAGGTAAAATGTCTGCCATTAAAACAAAGGATGGAGTTATCTACTCCATCCTCATTGTGGTGGGGGACGACGAAACTTTTACAGTGAATCACACCTCGTCACTCGCCACTGCCAGAAAAAATGGGGAAATCGTACGGCAAACTTTAGAAGCCTTGGGAATTGACGGACAGGTCAAGGTCGTCAATTCCAAAGGGGAGGAAATGAAACGATGACCACACCAGACTCCACAATTCAAAAAGCTGCGCAATGGGCGGCAGAAGAATTTGAACGTCGCACATTAGAAATCGCCCGTGGCATTTACAAAGTTCAGTATATGTGCCCGTCGACACGGGTCTCTTGGCATGAGATCACTGCCAAGTTCGGCCTCAACGCCATGGGTCCAACAGATCGCGTTACATTCCAACCCTTGTTCAATAAAGAAATACGGCGAAGGAAACTTACCAGGGTGCTTCGTGGCACCGAAAAATCGGATCAATGGGCTCGCCGTGTTGGAAAGCTTTAACTTAGGAAATCAATCATGACCAACGCACCACAAGAAACAGAAACAACGTGTTGCCCGTTCTGCAAAGCAGAAGCCTACGATACGGAATACGATCCCCGGTCAAGGTACCATGCGAAGTACCTTTGTGGGACGAGGCTGCTTAAGACAGACGAATACGAAACATCCGACCGATGTGATCGGGCCGTGTACCGTGAACTCTTGTTGCGTGTTTTGGAAACTGCCACCCCGAAGGGACCCTTCGAATGCGACGGCTTTGAGGTTCCAAGAAAAGTGATTTTGGCTATTGAGATGACGCTCCGCGTTCCTTAAGACGACAAAAACCACCCGGGCTTTCTGCCCGGGCTTTTTTTTGTGCAACACTTGTTCAAACAAGTATCACCCCGTTATTCAACAAAACACCAACCGTAACATAGCAAAAAGACCCCCTATAAATCGCTTATGGGGTCCAAGGTGCGCCATCTTCCCAACAGGGGAAAACACCCTTGGCAGTGTTGAAATCGCCCCAGATACGCCAAAAAGCCTCTACATCAATTGCATACTGGGATTGAAAAAGAAACTGCCCCTGACCAACAGGAAGAGCGCAAAGTAAACAAAGACCCACGGAATCCAAAGGCTGAACCCAAATGCGTTCCCGTTTCGAACCATAAAAGACCTCCAATTGATTTACAACGGAGGGAGCAGTAGGTTTCCAAATCCATTGGATTACCCACCGAAATGGAGCTGACAACCAAGAAAACCAGCGCATGAATCACCCTTTGTAACTTGTAGAACTGTGCCTCATTCTCTTTATGTTCAGCATCGAGGACATTGGAACAATTGCTCCCACTTGTTCACATTGGCGCCGGAAAGCCAAGTCATCCCGAAAAGTACCAAATGGCTTCTGTTTAGATTCCAAAGGATTCAGCCAACTAGTGCCTTGAAGATACCCAAAATTTCTTGCAACGCTTCCCCTTACAATCTGAACTCCACCAATCGCTCGATTATAATGCTTGGCTTCAAACAAGGAGACCCCAGGCAAAAGAAATGGTCGAGTGTGATAATCTTGGGAAGCGTAAGAGTCCCCGGACAAATGAGTTCTCATGATTTCAATAGTTGTGGGATAAATCATTACGGCATTTTCCGGCGCCTGATCCATAGCTTCCACAACATCGTCCAAAGCAGTCTCGTAAAACAAATGGTCTACGTCCGTGAGAAACACTACGTCCTCTTGGGACTCTAAACAGGATTCATTGCGACCAATGCACCTCTTTCCTAAACGGGCTAATTCCATAGGACGCAATCGGAGAAAAGAATCACACTGAAGTCCAAGATAATAATTCAGCACAGACACGGTCGCCGTGTCTGTAGGGTCGTAGCACACATCCAACACGACTTGGCATTTGGGACGGTAGACGTAGATGGACGCAATTTGGTAGGCCAGAAACCGGGCATATTGGGGCAATGTGGTGGCATAGCAATGGGTTACCAAACGAATGGATTTCATAGGTAATCAAAAAACTCCATTACTTGCCGTTCCGCTTCCATCACTTGCTGTTTCTGTTTCTTGTCCCAAAAACAACGCTTCTGCGAGTTATTTTGAACGCCAAGCTCCACCACTTGCTGCATTTGAGTCCGCTTAAATTTTCGAGAGGTCATTGTTTTTATGGAATGGATGAACCCATAGGGCAGATCCTCCGTGCGAATAAACGAATCCGCCCGATAAGCCGAAAACATTTTCCCCACGGCCCCTGGACAAGTCTGCAAGTAGTCCTGAATAAACTCACGAAAAGAGTTTCTACTCAGGGACAAAAAAATATCCACCTCCGGAACCCCGATGGCAGCCCCCGTGGAAAACACCGTGTAGCAAGACAACAACCAATCCAGAGGGTTGCGAACAAAAGAAACACGAATCAAATCGTAGGGGTCTTGATGCGGAATGTGGATAGTGGCCTTGGAGCCAATGTCATTCCCAAGAATGGCCATTGTTTTGAGAAACCACGTGGTCCCCGTTCTTGGGGCTGAGGCAAAAGCAAACCGATCCAACTCATACCGAATCATTTACTTCCCCTCCGTTGCTGACTGGTTCGAATACTGGTTCGGATAGAAGAACCGATGCTGTTTATCTAATGCCTCTCTTACGCGCTGTCGAAATGGTTCCCAATTTACTGCCACACCTTCCCGTTCTGCAATGGAATGAGTGGAACGTAACAGCTGATTAGCCTCTTCCAAGAGTTCTCGCATCTCTGACTCTTTTTTGGTAATTGCTGTTATGACTTGGGATAATTCTAAGATGAGCTTATTTATACGCTCGCATTCTATTTCCATTTGCAAGCCTTTCATAAGTTAAAAAATGCGGTCTTTACTGGCGATGGTTTTGGATTTCCCAAGGAAAAGCGACCGCCGACTTCACCCCTTCATGACCCGTGGTCCACAACAAAAAACCACGAGTTCCCCGTCTGGCTTCTCACCAGCTACGAATCACCAGAGAGGGACCGACGAACAGCACCCCGTTCTACTCTTCTTTTGTTGGCTTTTGAATTTGCCAACAGTTCTTATGCACGGTAAACTCCAACCCACGAGCCGCAGTAAACTGCTCTACCGCTCGCCTCACTCCCCACGTTCCATTCTTGTCTTTGGGTCCATCAATGTCATGGCCACAAAAAACTCCACCCCAACGAACGACGGGCCACCAAGCTTGCATATCGGCCAATACAGAATCATACTTATGATCGGCATCGATAAAAACAAGGTCAACCGAATGATAAAGAAATAACCTGGGAGCTTCTGCTGATTTGCTTTTTACCACTCGGAACCTTGGGTAAAACGGAGTCACCGCGTTAATCGCAGTCTGCATCGCCCGGTCATACCACTCTTGGTTTCGCTTAGGGTGGTACTGTGGAGCAGTCCAATGATCTACCATCCAGAGGTGTAAGTTTGGCACCTCCCGCAAAAGAACCGCACTTGTGCGACCACTCGCCACCCCTACTTCTACAGCCGTAATGAACTGTTTTTCCCCCTGCTGTTGTCCCAACTGGCGGAGCGTCTGGATCAAATAATACTGGTGATCAAAGTAGGTCACACCATCCACTGTAATCATGTGTCTGCTTTCACCACAATTAAGGAACGAACAAACCGAGGATCGTCTTGAGGAGCTTCCAATACGGTTTCCACATCAGCAACATGCGTGAAAATGGAAATGTACTCCTCCAAAGAGCCGGCAAAACAATCGGCTTTAGAGGGGCCAGAAGAGCCACCTAATTTGTTACTCCATGGGTTCCACTCCACAAATAAACGACCACGGGGACTCAAACTTTTCACCCATACATCGGCCGTCTTATAGGGGTCCAAGGCATGGTCAAAGGAGTTTGTGTAAATCACATCAAAGCGGTTCAGCCATTCCGGCCTCTCCAAAGAGAAATCGGCACAAATTACTTTCACCCCATCGCACAATTCCGGAGTGATTTCAGTGCCAATCCAATCGCCGCCCATGGATTTGGCCATCATGTCCACTTCCGCTCCTTGGCGAACCCCGTGGCAGCAACCGTAATCCACTCGTTGTAAGAGAAAACCCCGATAGTAACGGCAAATCGTGTCCACCACTTGAGGCACTGTAAAAACACGAACTCGCCGACGTCGCACCTTCTTGCGACTCAGTTGTTGTTGGGTTTCCACGTATTCCTGATAGCTGTCGAACTTATTAAATCGCATTACGAGGACCTGTTACCTTTGTAAACCATAAGGAATAGTCTGTTACGAACAAGGGACTAAATTCGTAAAAATCGTGATCACCAGGACTAAAATAAAGGGGACGGGAGCAAATTTCATCCACCGCTCGCCGCACTCCCGCTCGCCAATTGTCTACCGGCCGATTTGCTTTGTAATCATGGCCACAAAGAACCCCATCGGACCGCAATTTCGGCAACCAAGCCAAAATGTCTGCCCGCACACTTTCGTAGTCATGGCTGGCGTCCAAAAACACAAAATGGAGGGAGTGATTTGGAACCATTTGAGCAGCGACCATTGAACTGGCAATCATGATCGTCCGTCGATCTGCTGCAAAATTTGTCCGAGCTTTAGCCCGACGAGCAGCCCGGTCAAATCGGCCTTGATCATACTTAGCCATCCGGTGGTCTGGAACCAACTCTTTTTCGTTAAAAGGTTGATAGCGATCCACCATGATTAGATGGAGGTTTGGAAACTGATGAAACATGGCCCAAGAGGTCGCCGCCTCCCAGACCCCTACTTCCGCTCCCATCAAACTGACATCTGGATTTTCTGGCAGGAGTTGTTTTAGGTTTCGGCATAAACAGGCTGCATGACGTTGAAGTCTCATTTAATCCCCATCCCCCAATAAACCAAGAACACGGTACTCTTCCGATTTGGCTTCCAATAGCCTCATGTTGGTCTCCGCATAGGCCAACTGAATCCATTTATTCATGGTAGACCGAAACCAATGCTTCATGTCCCCAACATTCTTATCTAAGCATTCCAAAAACGGGGTCCACCAAAGCTGAAAACCGTAAGCCGATTTTTTAGGTCGCACATTGCTGTCCCCGTGGAAATGCCACAAGAAAATTCCCTGAGGGTACAGCGCAGGGTCTCCGCAATACTTAGGCGACACATTGTACCCTGGAGGGGAGATCCCTACCTCCCCTTTCCCATGATGCATAAACGCCAAAGGGTGTAGTGCCGTTTCATCTGGAATAAACACCCCCGCCTCGTGGGCTTGGAGGGTCCACTGCTTCCAAAGGGACAATAAATTCGCCGTAGCCATTCCCCCACGAATAGAAAACACACCTCCATTGACGGATGGAAAATTGGCATTATCTGCATGAAGCAGCATGTGAGCAAAAACACTCATGGAGGGAGCTTGTTCCTTCGTTCCATCTAAAAACAAAGGAGCATCCAAAGAGAGTAGTCGTTGGATTCGGTTGCGAATAACACTCCCCGCAACAACCCAATGATTGAACCTCGTCGTTAAAAGCAGTTCGGAGTCTGGTCTTCCCTCCATTAAGCCCCGAAGGTTTCCCACGGGCATGGTATCTGCATCTAAATATAGGTACCGCTGATCTGGACTGGAGCTGGTTGCCAGCTGAGTCATGAGGTCAATTTTATCCAAAAACTGCCCATTTTTGGAGTGTGCATATTTCGTGGGGCGGAGGTAAACCGCAACATCCAAGTTCCTATCGTTTGCAATCTGTTTCGCAGTTTCAAACGATTCCCCCCACGCAAAAACAGAAATGGGTCCGGTCCAATGTTTTCGCAAGGTATGTAGAGACACCACCAAATACGGAAGGTGGGCCTTGCCACTCATAAGGTAAACAATGGAGTTTGGTGGGATTTTCAAGTCTTGGTTCCTTCTAATGCGCGCTGAGCTGATTGTTTGAGGTTAAACGTCGTGCCCCAATGTTCCCAACCCAAGGACTTCATGTCCGGGCGAATAATAGGGTATTTTAAGCGCTTCGCCACGTACCACTGAAACCCATCTTGGGAGGCAACGGGCATGGCGTCCCCTACCGTATGGAAACACATGAGACTCGTCATAGATACAAAATCAGAACGAAAAAACCCACACCAACTAATGATACGGGCATGACCGAGTTTCGTGGCATTGGGGACTGGAACCATATTCAAAGGTTGTGTGTTCCAGAACCACGGGAGTTTCGACTCGTTGTCTTTTACCCACTGATCCAAAACTAGCATCTGGTCTGGAGGCTTGGTAAACGTCCAACGGTGAGCCACAATCGCCGGCGAAAACTCAAACCACCGGGCATCAATCCACTCTGTATCAGGCTCCAAATCGGGTTGGTGGGACGCTACCAAATCCACGTCCAGTTTCAGCACGTAGTCCGTAGAGACGTTTACCAGTCTCCCAGGGACATGCACAAAGCCCGCCAACATGTGAGCCCGATGGGGGTCGTTCCACTTTGTATAAGCCTGATCCCCCGAAGCTTTAGCACTCAAGTTTTCCCATAACACCGTTTGGCAACGAGTTCGGGACATCACCCCATTTTTTTCTAAGAGGCGATAGATAGGCAGCTCCAACCGTGGATCGTCGTAAAAAATCAAGAAGGGGTGTTCAAATAACGTAGGTTTATTTCGTACCCACGTTGGAAGGGTAATCTCCCACTGCTCCAGATGGCTTTTATCTAGTCCAATACAGACAGTAAAAGTGGGTACCACAACAACTCCTTCAAGTCAGTAGCCGTGTAATGTCTTCAGCTATAACCGCGTTACCGAGCTTCGGGTTTCTCAAATAAACCTCTAGTAACAGCCCTGTTTTTTCCACTCGGAATAAGTGGGTTACCAAGGCCGGCACCATCAGCGTTTTTCCAGGGCGAAGATAAACCTTAGTCCAATTTTCTCGGTAACAATCACCCGCCTCCATTTCCACAATAATTTCGCTTGTGATAGGTAGAAACAAATTGTCTTTTTGGGAGTGAAAATGCTTAGAGCTGAAGCCACCCTTGCGAGTCCACAAGAGGTCCACCGCAACAACCGCACTTTCATAGAGATGCCAAACTTGGCCCCAGTTCTTCTTTTCCCAATGCATAGGTCACCGAATCATTCCATCCTGGGGTGAAGGGCGATACACCTTTTCCGAATATCCATCACGGCCTCCCTTTTTCTCGCATTTAGGGCAAATCCGAATGCCGACTGTAGTTAAGAAGAAACGGAAACAACGCAGACAACGCAATCGCTTCTTAAGTTCTGGTTCTGGTTGTTTCCGTTCCATTTCAGGGTTCCTCTACTTTGTCCTTTTTCTCGTACCAGCCAGACAGGTCAGGACGGGCTTCCACCCCTTTAGTTACAAGCCGATATGCTGTCTCAAATGAAACGTAATCAAACGCTCGTAGCCGGCTTACCGGATTGCAATTAAAAAACTCAATGCCAAAACGCTCAAATACTTTCGCCTCTTGCAAACGACACAACCAATCGTTCACCACTGCAAACTGAGCATTGTTGGCCTCGCAAGCGTTGATGTCCCGAGACTGTTGGAAACTGTAGTTGTCATACAGCCCCTTGCCAGGGTCCATATAAAAATCAACACCCAACAAAAACACTCGAGAAGCCCCTAAGTACCGCAACACCCGCATTGCCATCAGCATCGTACAAATTGTGGAAGGCTCCCCACTTATTTCTGATCCAGCCTTATAGTTGCCTACAGAAACTTGTGGGTTTAGAAAAAAAGAATCGTCTGGCTTCAACCACAACCGGCGAGCAACACCCCAGACATTAGGGCAGTCCCGAGTTAGAATAGGTTTCTTTTGGTCATCCACCAACCGAATAAAAGAATCACCCACCTTCTGCCGCAAAGTACCACGACCCGTCGAAAGTTTCGGAGTGGTAATGAACTTAAGAATTGCTGGGTCCAGCCAAATGGAATGGGAAAACTTGAGTGGAGGGTCGTTACAGACAAATGCTTGGGGGCGGAACCGTGGATTTCCCGCCATGTTGTTCACCGCCATCGTCCAGCAACCGCGATTATTCAGCGATTCCAGGGGCAGTTCCTTGGCAGAAGGCCCACCACAAGCTAAGAATACGGATCGACCCGCCAGGAGACCACGTAGACTGTAATTTTCTGGCCTCAATTCCCGATTTACTACCGACAGGCAATCTTCCCACTGAGAAACAAACTGGGGAGAATTGATTTCCAGCCGCCTCGTGCAAGTGTCACAAGAGGGAATAGTGCGGGAACCATCTTGGAGCTGGCACACTCCATGAATCTGGCACTCGTAACGAATGGTCTCTACCGTCAGTTGTTTCCCTAAGTAAACACAATCCGCCATGAAACCACCTACCATTTATTTTCTGGACAATGCTCGGTCGCCATCCTCAACTTGTTGACCATTGCTTCGATGGGGATTGTAACACCGATGGCCCGAGCCGCATTGGCCAATTTAGAAGAATTTGGAGACCGTACCAAACAACCACACTCCGAATGAGTACAGATGCCTTTAGTCTCAGAGTACAAATGGCAGCAAGAGCACTTTTCCCGAAAAATGGTCTCTACCTCATCGTCTGTTCTTACCGGGTAGCCGGCCTCCCGCCATCGCATCACGGCTGAGATGTAATGCTTGGCCTGAGAAACAATGCCCGGAGCAACCGTGTCCTTTACCGTGCCATTTGGATTAGAACAGTGATGATGGATTTTGCTATTCTTAATGGGAGGGGTGATAAACCCACAACGAGTACAACGGTAAACCCCTAAAGAACCCACAAGACGGATCAAGACAAAATTACATTCCATGGCGTTAGAAGGAGGTTAGAGTTATTGTGGACCCCGTTGGGTCGCAGTCGTAAGCTCCAGAAGTAGAGAGGTATGGAATCACCAAACCAGAAATTGTTCGGCAATTCAAAGGTTTTGGAATTGTTCTTCTGTAATTTACAAACTGTCCTGGAGCTGGGTAAGCCACTTGGAAGTAGACAGTCACCGTAATAATGACGTTGGACCCAACGGAAGTAAAACTAATGGAAATAAAGCCTGGAACTTGACATGGGTCCCCACTAAACAAGAAGTTATTGGAATAGCGAGCACTGCAAGTTCCATCCGTTAATGCCATATAACTGCCGTCATAGTTGGGACAGCAACCACCAGCCCCCATACCAGCCAGCTCTACAGCGAATCCAGCGGGAAACAAACTATCTTGGCAGGGGTTACAGATGCGAACGCAATCGTAACACTCCTCATCGGTATAGGGGTGACTCAAATACGCGGAGTGGTATTCCGTAACAGAGAGAGAACCACCCCCAGTCGCAATCAGCTCAATTCCACCCCAATTTCCCGTGGAGGTCCCGGTTCCAACCACACTCACATCAGCCGGCGGAATAAGCCCTGGATGTGGATTTACCGTCATGGTTAATCCACCGGCAGTCAAACAGAGGTTTACAGTCACCTCCGCCCCTGCGATCGCCTGAGGAACCAGAGCCGATTCCCCAGAAGAAAGCGTAGCCACCCCAGAAACAAATGGAGTGCTCCGACCAAATTGGATTTGACCCCAAGGCCCTGACCTTGTGGAGTCGGATGCTAGATAAACCCGTACCGTTTGAAGATAAGCCCCTCCAGTAAATGTGGCAGCGACGAAATTGGCCCCACCAACACCACCATTCATCATGCCGTAATCGCCGACCGAAGATAACGTAATGTTACCTGTTTCTCCCCCTCCCAAGGTTCCACTTCGTACCTCAAACTCACATTTAGAGCCTACTTGAGGAGAGGCATCATACACCCCTGTCAAGCAATCAGAACACCAACCACACAAAGGGTCCAGCTCATATGGGATTGTGTACTCCACATCCCGAAACGTGACAGTCCCCGTCATGGTGCCGGTTCCCAGCCCGGCAGTGTAATTCGTGGCGGTCGCCGTTGTAGGAACGGAAACGCGACGGATATTATGGATGCGGGGAATGTCGTAAGTGGCATTGGGGACTAGACCCGCAATGGCATCCGTTCCATCGTAAATCACACAAAAGTAATGCTCCACATTTGGCACTAAGCCGGCAACTTGCATGGAGCGGGAGCCATCAGGACCATCAATGGTCATGGTTCCACAAGAAGTCCCCACTTCAAACGTAGCAGTAATCTCGTCCCCTGCTAAGAAAACCTTAATTTGATCCCCGTTGGCTGTCGTGGTGAAGTAACCAATGGCTTGCATCACATTGGTTCGGTGAGGGTTTTCTGTTAGTAGCATCGCCTGAGCGTTACTGCTACTCGTGGACCCTGGACCCCACGTGCCACTCACAATGTCCCAATTGCACGCCAAAGAAGTGACCGTCACCATCAAATCAGCCCAATTACATCCCACGATTCCAGTACAAACTTCGCAACTCGGGTGATCGTCCCCGTCATACGTATAGCTGAGCGTAATGGAATTAAATGTAACGGGGTCGGCCCCCTTGGCGGTTACCTCCAAGCCGGCAATACGACCTTCTGCAGAGACGGCACTGGTACTCCCAATCACACCTCCAGCCGCGGAGGCCATAAGGTAGAGGTCAGTCCCAGAGGTACTATTCTTCCCGTAACAAACGGAAAAGACGTGAGAAGTTCCCGGCAGCAAATCAGGCACAGACAAGACTTGACTGATTTGCGTTTCCACACCTCCTAGAATGCGATACAGCGTAATCGTACCGCAATCGGCTTGGACACTGAACTCAGCTGCAAGATAATTCGTGCCCGTGGTTCCATCATAGGCGACCAAGCCACGAAATGAGTCTCCCGCATTGGGGAGAAGCACCCTTCCCGTGAGCAGCATTTTGGAGCCGATTTCGGTTTCCGGCTGCTCTCGCAAAATCTCCACAAGACCCACGGCATTGGCCACAAGAGATTGACTGGAAATTTCCCAGTCCCCAGATACCTCATTCCAGTCGCTGCCGAGACTAGTGGAATCATCGCGGCTAAAGCGGTCTCGAAAATAAACGCAAGAAACCCGGCAACAACAGCGAGAAATACTCCCCTTTGCTCTCATTAGGTATCCTCGCAATCTGCCAGATGAACATTCCAGCGACCCAAACCATCATCTTCGTCTGGGTAGAATAACATCTCCACCCGTTTTCCATTGGATACTGGCTCGTCCCCATGAATCCAATCTAGCCAACACTCCGCCACCCAATCCGTGGCAACCCCATTACGGTAGACAGTCACATTGCCACTCCCATCTACGGGGATTCCACCTTCACTGGATACCACCCCTTTTCGAAAAATGGGGACACTTAGAGGCACAAACCGACCCAGAAAACCATCCCAATGAGCAGTAATCCGATCCCCTACCAACAGCCGGCAACGAGCACAAAAATCGCGGGAATCTAACTCGTAAACCGTATCATCATCCAGCACCCATTCCCCAGAGGTCTGGGAGTAATACCTCCGTTTAATGAGGTACAACCCAGAACTCGCCGTATCGTCGTCATCAATGGTAACGCTGGAAACTTCAAACCTCCCTTGGTGAAATGGAGGTGGGGTTATAACGGAAACCTGATCGTAACGATTTCGAGTAGTTGCAAATCCGTGAGCACGAAGACCCTCAATCCTCGCTACACCACGACCCAAACGGTTAATATGCTCCGCAGAAAGGCGATCCCCAGCTCGTTTAATCGGAATTGGGTATTCCATGTCTCACCTCACGTATTCGGGGCAAAAATGGAATCCAAATTTGCCAAAGAATAAATTGGATTTGTGCCGTCCACCAGGAGCCGGCGAAACCCAACTCCCTTACGGTAGATATGATTGTGGGTAACTTGAACCCCATCAGGAGCCGTAAAATTACGCTCCACAAAATTCAAATCCAAGTTCAATGGGGAAGCCCCTGTGAAACCAGATCTCCACGTGTACTGTTGCGACATAGACCAACTGGTGAACAACACCGTTTCCGCTGGAGCGTTAAACAGAAGGGTCATTGCGGTACTATTCACTTTTCCCAACTTGTCCCGCAATCTCCCTAAAATGGTCCCGTTGAACGTAGCCCACGGAAGTTGAGGCCAACGAACATGCCATTCCACTTGGGGTTGGTTTACCACTCCGTAAATATCAGGTTCTTTTACTTCTTCCAAAGGAGTGTCGCCCGTTGCTGGCTTCCACCGCCCCTGACCATTTACATCTAACGGCTGGAAATCCCCACCACCAGAGCAAGAAATTTCCAAAAAAGTAAAAGGGTCTGTAGGGTCAGCTTCGTCATCATTGTTAGGAGTAGTTCCATATTCAATGGTGACCTTTAAGTCTTCTTCGTAGGTGTCTGCTGGAGCCGAAGCATCCGTATTAAACGGGTCTACTGGCTTCCCATCCGTCCACGCCTCCCATGTGATTCGCTTGGCACTGAGAGTACCCAAGCCCGGGAAAGCCCGAGCTCGTGGGTAATAAGCAATTCCCATCCAATCATAGACCACTGGAAAGACTTCGTTTACAAAATCGTCCAAATGGTAGGCTTTGATAAGGTAGACCTCCGTAGCCGAGGCCTCTTCCTTTTCAAACATGCCACTACGGGAGATAACTTTGACTGGGATATTACCAAGGGTAGATAAACGCCATTGGGAAGGATCGAGTTGAATAGCCATAAAATCCCCTAGAATGTAAGTCGCATTCGTCCGTGAGCCCCCACTGATCCAGTAGGAAAGGAGTTGGAGCCACCACCACCGCCACCACCAGGAACATCGCCAGCTAAAGAAGTTTGAGTAGGTTCCACAGCCCCATCACCACCAGCACCCGAATCCACATCGGGGGCAGGAGCCCCAATACCACCATCGTCCCCGTTTTCCCCATCTGTCCCATGAGCAGCACAGCCACCACTAGAGCCACCACCGCCACCATTAGACGTAGAACCACCCGTACCACCAAGACCACCACCACCACCGCTATAGCGTGTAGTTCCCACGCCAGAAGAGAACACTCCACCCTCCCCAGGAATGTCATCCGTGGCTGTTTCTCCGCCAACAGCCTTTACCAATACATTGTTTCCAGGGTCAAGAAACGTCGTGTCCCCTCCATTTACATAAGGTCCATTCGTGTCCCCTCCAGTACCAACTTGGATGGTGTAGGTGTTCCCAGGAACTACGGTGACCGTGGCTTTAGAAAAAGCACCACCACCGCCACCACCGCCAGACTGAGTGAAGTAGTTACCACCACCTCCACCACCTCCCCAACACTCCACCAAAACAGAAGTAATGCCAACTGGAGCCGTCCAAGTATCGTTTGCATTGTAGACCAGCACCGTTGGAGTGTAGGTACTAGAACTAGACGAAGAACTTGAAGATTGACTGGAGCTGCTGGAGGAACTACTGGAGTTACTAGAGGAGCTACTGGAGCTACTGGAGGAAGAACTTGACTGACTAGAGGACTCCGAACTACTGCTGGAGTTACTGCTGGAAGAACTAGAACTATGGGAACTGCTGCTAGAGCTAGAGCTGCTCGACTCGCTACTACTGGAGGAACTACTGGAGCTCGACTCGCTACTACTGGAGGAACTACTGGAGCTCGACTGAGAACTTGACGAGGAGCTGGAGCTACTACTGGAGGAATTAGAGCTACTGGAGGAGCTACTGGAGGAACTATTGGAGCTACTAGAGGAACTACTGGAGCTCGACTGAGAACTTGACGAGGAACTTGAGCTGCTACTGGAGGAATTAGAAGAACTTGACGAGGAACTTGAGCTGCTACTAGAAGATTCAGAGCTACTGGAGGAACTACTGGAGCTCGACTCGCTACTGCTGGAGCTGCTCGACTGAGAACTTGACGAGGAGCTGGAGCTACTCGAAAAGCTAGAAGACGAGCTACTGGAAAAAGAACTAGAAGATGAACTCGAACTACTGGAAGAACTAGAATCAGATTGGCTAGAACTGGAACTGCTAGAACTGCTGCTGGAGCTGGACTGGGAACTAGAACTGCTAGAGGACTGAGAACTACTGGAGGAACTACTGGAGCTCGACTCGCTGCTACTGGAGGAACTACTGGAGCTTGACTGAGAACTTGACGAGGAGCTGGAACTCGATTGCGAGCTACTAGAGGAACTACTAGAGCTCGACTCGCTGCTACTGGAAGAGCTGGAGCTACTCGATTCGCTACTACTGGAGGAACTACTAGAGCTCGACTGAGAACTTGACGAGGAGCTGGAGCTGCTAGACGAAGAACTTGAAGATTGACTGGAAAATGAACTGGAGCTTGACGAGGAGCTACTGGAGCTTGACGAAGACGAACTGGAGGATTGCGAGCTACTGGAGGAGCTACTGGAGCTACTGGAAGAATTACTGGAGGACGAACTACTGCTAGAACTAGATTGTGAACTACTGCTGGAGCTGGATTGGGAACTGGAGCTTGACGAGGAGCTACTGGATTGACTGGACTCCGACACACTGGATTGCGAGCTGCTCGAGCTACTGCTAGAGCTACTGGACAAACTGGATGACGAACTGGAATGAGAGCTGCTGGAGGTACTGCTGGAGCTGCTGGACTCAGAACTGAGAAGGGAGCTGCTACTAGACGAACTACTGGTGGAAGAACTAGAAGACAACGAGCTCTCTGCCGAGCTACTGGAGGACACACTAGAAGAACTAGAGGAGCTACTGGAGCTCGAACTGGCAGAACTGGAGGAACTACTGGAGGATTGGGAACTGGCGGAGCTAGACGATAGGCTGGAAGACGAGCTACTGGAAAGGGAAGAACTACTGCTGGAACTAGATGGCTCGTCATCATGGCGAGCCATAATGTAAACAGAGTAAGTTAAATCCCCATTTGCTGCTGTAAGCTTGAGGCGATGGTTTACCGCATCCGCCACGTCAAACGCGGGTTCGGCCAACTGGGTCTTGACCAGGAAGCCCCCGGGCCGAATGGCCCCATTCCCAGCACTTGTATGGGACCCAAAGCAGGACCAGCCGTTCGTAGCATCCGGCTCAATTTCTAAACTGCCCGTAGAAGTCGGTTCGCACGCAATGGCAAGAACTACAATCTCCTCATAAACCACCAACTGACCGCAACCGTCCCGCCCATCGCCGGCTCCAATATCAATACCTTGTAAATCGTAGAGGTCCAAAACCTCACTGGCACCCGACGCCAAAGAACGAGACTGGGCTTGCCACCCACGGCTCACCTGACTGGCTTCCACACCAGGAGAGAGGGAAGGGTGATAGAACAACGCAGGACACTCTACGTCCGCCTCGGAGTAGTCCACCAAGGAGTTGACTACTCTACCACGAAGGACAAGAAAAACTTTAGCTCCGGTGAGTGTCTGCGTCCCCATAGGTTACTCCAAAATTGCTGGAGTGCCCTTCTTGGCAACTTCCACCATTGTCCCCATTTTGGAGTCAATTCCCTTAAGTAGATCTGTGTGCTTCGTGCTTTCTTTCATGGCCCCATCAGGGGTCAGGGAAGTACCAGGACCTTCCACAACAAAGTCTGCCGACCGAAACCGTGGAGACAGAGTAGAGCGGTCTCGAATTTCGCGTAACAAATCAGACTGTTTAATGGATTCGTCCGCAATAATTTTCTGATCCTTGTCTTTGCCCGACATGATTTCTTGCAGCCGTTTTCCATACTCTGCATAACCTACCGGCCCCATTGCCTTCTTCTTTTCTTCGGGGGTTTCTTCGGTCTTGCCTCCACCCCCTTTTCCCTTCGTATTGTCCTCTTTTTCTTCAGGGAGCACGGCAGCATCCATAAGCCCCTTGATGCTTCCAATGGCAGCGTCCATGCTCTTACGGGTCGTGGCCATGGAAGCGTCAATGGCAGCATAAGCCTTCCCCACGGATTTGGCTCTTTGTTCTTCTACAGTCGCCCGGCTGGCATTAAGCCGTTCTAAACTGGCAGACTGTTGCTCTCCAATGATTTGGCGTTGTTTATTCTCCCACACTTGGATTGCTTGTAGATTGTCTTGAGTGGCTTTCTGGCGTTTAACCAGAAAATCGTCCGCCATTTTTCGAATGTCTGCCACCATTCCTTGCATCTCGGGAAAGAGCTCCAAAATCTTAAGCACCCCTTCCAACATAAACATCATGTGCTTGGTAAAATTCTGGACCATCCAATTTCCAATATTCGTCCACAAAGTTCGCCAAGTAGAAATAAACTGAACGAACCCCGTCTTAGCAAAAGCCCACATATTGGTAAATGATTCTTGGAACCCAAACTTCACAGCATCCCACAACCGGAAAAGGTAATCCCCAAAGGCAGTAAAGACCCGCACCCCTTCCAAGTACACAAGGTTGAAAGCCCCAAAGAGGTAGATGCCGAGGTTCGCCGCCACCACTTTCCAATTTTCGGTAAGCACCCGAACAAACTTGGCGGTTTGAAGAACGAAATTAGAAACGGCTCTTACACCACTTGTGAAAATTTCCACAAGAGAGCCACCTAAAGCAGTAAAATCAAACCCCATCATCTCCCCAAGTTTGATTACTAGATCAGAAAGAGCCGTCCATAGGTTAGAGGCTGCAATGGAGGCATGACCCCAAGCCTCTTTTAACATTTTGGAGGCATCCGCCAACGCATCTTGAACAGGCTTTAGCTCCCAAAAGTATTCGTTTAGTTCCATGAGGTACGGTAGGAGCATTCCAATCCCAGCCCCAAGAGCCACAAAGACAGCCCCAACACCCGTTCCAATCATGACACTCTTGGCAGTAATACCAAAAGCCCGCATGGCAACTCTAGCACTTGCGATAGCGAACGCCAATTTTGACATGGCGTTCGCACCCAAGAGAGCCCCACTAATGTAATCAGGAAACATACTCACTACAGCGGTGAGTTGTTCCACCAATTTAATTTTGAATCGCACCAATGTCTTTGTCCACTCCACAATAGGGGTGGAAATTGTGCGACGCATAATGTTTACGGCATCATTGTAGGTGCTCGTCAAACCATCCATGGTCTGGGACTGTTTTTCCATCATGTTATTAAAACGACCACCCTCACCGCTCAGCTTTTCCAAAATCTTAATCAGGTCGTTAAAAGAAACCTTTCCTTTAGAAATCATATCCTGAGCAGCATTCGAGGCAACTCCATAATAGTCTGCAATGTCTTGGAGGCTAAGTACACCACGAGTAGATAATTGCCGAAAGTCTGGAGTAAGTAACTTTCCAACACCTCGTATTTGATTAAAAATAAGAGCCAATTCTCCAAACTGACTGCTCGTGCCGGCTGCCGCATTTCCAATAATATTCAGGCTTCGCATTAAGTCTCCGCCACGATCCCCAAACTGAATAAGACCCCGAGCGGCTTGCAAGATTTCTGGCATCTCAAAGGGAGTTTTCGCTGCAAATTGCGTCAAGTCATTTAAGGTTTTCTGGGTTTCTTCAGCGGAACCCAGCATCACCTCAAACGCAACTTGGGTCTTTTCCAAACTTGTGGCAGCCTGAGTACCCCCTTGGAGCAACTGGGAAGTCCAACGAGCCGTAGCTCCCATCGTGGCAAGAATGCCGGCCTGAATACCAGAGAGGGAGTTAAGCAGCCTATCCGTAAAACCGTCAACATTTCTATCCATCTGGCCGGTCATTTGAGACACTTGCTGGACGGCAGAAGATTGAGCGGCTTGCAGATCTTGGGCAACCATGGAAGCATCTGCCCGGACCGTGACGAACATTCTGGCAAGTTCCAATCCCATAGGTCACCTCTTTTTTCGCTTTCTGTTGGATTCCATAGCAGCCCGGGCTTCCCGTTCCCGTTGCTGTTGACGCTCCATTAACTCACGAGCCTTCGATTTCCCCCGCACAACACCCCGAATAATATTACCTTGTGCATCTCTGCCTGTGATCTTGCCGTCCGCGGCAGCCTTAGAAACGAGGTTCAGGGGTTCCGCTTTGCTTGTGCGTTTTCCCTTCTTCTGCTTAAGAACTTCTTTATCGCACAGCCGAAACCAAATCTGGTCCAAAGTCATTTCGGCAACGTCTGTAATGGGGTAACCACCACCCCCATTAAAAGTATTCTCACAAAGAAGACGAAAATGATAGCTCGTGATCCCTCCTAATAAACCTGGCCCGTCGCTGGCTTCTTCTTCCGTGGAAGCCCCTTCTCTTAACGCGGCGAGCCCTACATATTTCCCAGATCAGCAGCGGAAAGACTTTCTACAATTCGAGAGGCTTCCACCAATTTCGGTACCGGCCAGTCTTTAATCATTTCCGCAGTCATTTCTGGGTGTTCTCTGCGGACGGAGGACAGCGTAAATTCCACCATGCCTGAGATGGTGCCGGTCACCCACCACTGGTCATAGCGTATCTTCCCAACCTTGGGCCACACTCCCGTTAATTTGTGGGCATCTTCCATCTTAAGGGTCCCAGCCTCCAAAGACAGGGATAGCATAGCACGGACCCCATTATCCTTTTCTGGCACCTCCCCGTAAATTTCCAAGAGCTTATTTCTAAGCTCAGGGGTTACTGGAATACCCTGAACCCCGTAGGAGGTCTTTTGGGGCAGCTCTGTAACCGTCCAACGAGCCACCTCCTCAAACTTGGAGCGTAGAATTGCCTCCCGATCACCAGGAGGCAGAAGATCTAAGTTTCTGGAGTAACTTTCCAAAAAATCTCGTTTGTATTCGTGGAGGGCACTCCGCTCCAACTCACACAACAACCGCACCACGACGGGTCGTAACGTGTAAGTTTTTCCATTCACCTCAATCTTCTGTCCAGCACCTAAGACACGAGCCTCTGTGTCACTCACAATTGGTTCTCCTAAAATTTTCTACCTACCTAACAAAAACCACTCCACCCCCGAAAGGAAGATGGAGTGGTTTTCTGTGACCCTAAGAAACAACCAACAGCAAACTAAGCGGGAAGCGTTCGAGCTGTTGCCCCCGACTGACCCGGATAGTAGAAAATACCATCCGCACCCCAACCGGCAGTCCAACCAATCACGTCCTCTGTGTCAATGTTAATGACCATGGAAAAGTCATTACACAGAGCACGCGGAAAATCCCAGTAGAGGCTTGTGGCGTCCATCCACAACACCGCCACCACGGTATCCCCGGGCATAAACAGATCAAAAACCTCATCCGTGGTGTCATACTTTCCTTCCGAATTGAAAGTAGCATCCTTGCGACCCGCCGAACGATTCGTGTAACCACCGGAATCGCTGTCACCCCACTCGCTGGAGCTCGCCAGCTTGGGGTTTACCGACCATTGCGTTGCCCGGGCCACGAGTTCGTTGTCCACAACGAACTTTCCGTTTCGTCCCGTTAAGGTGTTGAGCGAAGACATTGTTTAGACTCCTATGCCGATCTAGTGGCGAAGTGGGTGTCAAAATTAACTGGAGGAGCTGCTGGAGCTGGACGACGAAGAACTGGAGCTGTTGGAAGATGCACTGGAGCTGCTAGAGCTGGACGACGAAGAACTGGAAGAACTGGAGGAACTACTGGAAGATGTGTTGTCATCATGGCGAGCCATGATGTAAATGGAGTAAGTAACCGCCCCACCATTGGCGGTGAGTTTAATTCGGTGGCTAGAGGCGTCCGCCACATCAAAGCCCTGTTCTGCAATCTGAGCCTTACAGAACATGCCCTGCCCACGAAGCCCACCACCCGTAGCAGAAGTATGGGAACCAAGGGGAGTCCAACCGTTGGTCGGGTCAGGAATAAACTCCAAAATCCCCGCGTCCCCTACAGCGTTTTCGTTTACGATGGCGATCGCCACAATTTCTTCGTAGGCGACTGCCTGACCAACCCCATCCAGCCCGGAGCCGGCTCCAATATCGGTACCAGCCATATCGTAGAGGTCCAAAACCTCACTGGCCCCAGAACTAAGAGATCGGTCCGTGGATTGCCACCCACGATTAGCCTGATTTGCATCGGCCCCACTGGTGAGCGTAGGACGGTAATTGAGGCTGGGATGGGGAGCAACAACGGCATTCCCATCCGTTAGAGTATTGGTGTTCTTACCAACCAGTTTCAGCTGAATGGTAATGTCACTTAAAGATTGGGTTGCCACGTCTTATCTCCTATGGGCTACTGGCACATCAATTAGAAACGAGTAGCTGATGGTTAATTGGTACTCATCGTCACCTACTCGGGTTCCAACCACACTGGTAAGAGTAGATAACAAAAAATTTCCGTAATCCAGGGTCGGCGATGTTGGAGGCGTTACCGGGTGACCCCCGAACACAGCCAAAATATCTTCCATGAGTTCATTGGCTATCTCCTTAGGAGACCGGGCATCCCCGTCTATTTTACGGGCGAGAACCTTGAACGACCACGGGACTCGCTGAACTTCCCAAATAGACTCCCGCGTTTTGGACATTCGGGAAACAACAATCCCAGGGGAACACTCAAACACCACATAAGGAAACGGCTGCCCTGGAGCTGCTTCCGTTTCGTTTAACGCCATGAACTGGGTTATCTCAGTTGCCGTCCAAAACTGAGTAAAAGAATCATCCAAATCAGAAGAATCCCAAAGAGCCCGAACAGCTTTATGCAGACCCATAATAGATGCGATGGAGGTCATTGCTGCGAGCCTTTAGTGATGATTTGTGTGACCGTTGCAGCCTCTTTGTTTAAGGTTCTTACAAGAAAACTGCGATCCAACTCTTCGCTTATTTCCAAAATGAGGCCGTAATCTAGAGCAGTTCCAACTTTAGCTTCAAACGAGCCGGGTCCCACCTCTTTTACATCGTAGAAGATGCTTTTCATTAAGAGGGTTGTATCTGCCCTCGGAAATTCCCCAGGCTTTGAGCGGGACTTGGGGTCTACCTTTACCCGATAGGTTAATTTCAGCCGCTCCTGCCCGTCTTTTCCTTTCACCACCTTAAGTTTCTTGGTTACAATTTTTTCCACTGGAGTGGAAAGATTGCGAACTACTTGATCCCGAAGATAATTAGCGGCCAAGGTGACCCGTTGTTGGAGGGTCAACTTGACCGCTTTATTTGCTTTTTTGAGAAAACTGATAACCCGGATTTGCCGGCGATCTGCTTGAGCTACCCGACGTTTCCTGGCGTTATCCACAGCCAGTTTACGGCGAACAGCTTTTGCATCAACATCTAACGGCAAACCATCGGCCAAGGGTTAGCCTCCCATGTGAGTCAATTTCTCGACCCAACCCGCCCAATCTTTTTCGTAAATGGGTTGCGTGTTGGCAACCGTGGAGCCTGGATTGAGCAGATAGAACCCGGGCATGGCATCCACTTCATCCAGTAGAGGCTCTTCCCCTTGCACCATGCGAACTGCCTTTTCATTCAGCAGCCACACCACCTCTCGGCAGAGGGTTTTCATGCGGTGGATATCCAGCTTGCCCTCAACAGAGGGAACCCCCTTAAGCTTATCAATGGCCATCCCGGTCTCGTTCAGCCGTCGCCGAATACGCTCGCACAGTTCGGCTCCCTCCGGGCTGTCCAAGGGGTCTTCAATTCTGTAGGTGCAATTTTTTGGATGGACGTGTAAACGCATCCCAGGGATTGGAGGCATGGCCCCCAAGTGCCGGGCTTGGTCCACCGGAATCTTGGGTTCTCCAGTGTGTTGGTCCAAAACCACCCGGCTCGCAGAAATGGCCGATCGTAGACGAGCCCCAGGAATACCCTGAAGCAGCAAATCGCAATTTCTGGGGTGATCGGCCTCCACAGTAAATGGACCCACCAATACTGTCGCTGGCTTCTTGCCACCACCACGTTGTTCCTGAACTACCGTAGTTTCTTCAGACATTGCAAACCTTTCAGTTCTTCTGGTTCTTCTATACAAAAACACCCTCTCCCGGCCGAAGAACCAAAAGCCGGGAGAGGGGTTGCATGGCGGAGGGAGGTAGGTGGGTCAACCTCCGCCAAAGGATCACAGCACTTAGGCAGGAGCCGTCGTGGTGATAGCAGCACAGCCACCACGCTCCAGCTGACCACCGTAACGAGCAGTCACGGTCATCAGCATCTCATTCGCCCGAATCAGCGTATCCCCTTCCGTGGATGTCCGCATGGTCAAACCACGTCGCCGATACATCCGGTACCGACCCAGGATGGCGTAGAAGATTTGAGCGTTGGACAGGCTGGAGTTGATTTTGTAGGGACGCTCCATCCAAGTGTAGTCGGAGTAGCCATAAGGGCCATTTCCAACCATATACCCAGACAGCCGACGAGCATCCGAAGCTCCAACCGGGATGGCTTTCGCCCGCATATAGGACGTTTCCGTTCCGCAAAAAACGGCAGTCCCCGCCACGTTCGGGCGATGCTCTTGCTTCGCCACACCAAACCGCAACGACTCATAAGCCCCAATCGTGGTCGAACCACCAAAGGAAACTGAGGTCGTGCCGGACTTGTTGATAATGCCTTCGGGTTGCGTCGTGCCGTTCCCCGTGGCAATCACATCGTCCAGATCTTTCAGCAGCCGCTCCCCATATTGGGCGGAAACGTGAGCACCGAAATCAATCGGGGTGTCGCTCAAGAAATCCAAACCAATACGGATGGCGCCTTGCCACCGGAAGATCGTGGTGTCGAAAGCACTCACGTAAGAAGCAGTGTTGAACAGCGAAATCGCCGTATCATCCACACCACCCCACGAGCCTGTGACCGTGCCCGTGGAAACCCCTTCCACTCGGCGTCCACGTTCCAGAGGAACCGTGTTTACCAAGGGGAACAGTTCGCCATTCAGCAGCGGAGTCTGGATCACCATGTCATCAAAGACAATGGGAGCAGCCTCCAAACCACCCGAAGTAGCATCGTCAATCAAAGCCTTGCGTTCCAGGTCACTGAGGCGACGGCGATTGATATCCCCGTAATCCCCACCATCCGAAGAACCGCCCCACTCCATTTCGTGCATGGCATACTGAAGCAGCTCACGATCATGCTGGTTCAGGGCTTGGTAGCCAAACGTCTTGCTGTTCCCACGTTGAGCCGTGGCAACCAGAAACTTGGAGTAAGCCCCCGCAACAGCCTTGTCCAGCTCCGAGGGGTTATCCAAAATGCGACCACGTTCGGCGAAATCCGTTACGGGCCGACCGGCCAGAGGGTGGCTTCGACCCGTCTTGGTGTGAGTGGGGTAGGTGAGAGTGCTCTTGGTCGTGGAATACTGCGACCAAGCCCCCTTGACCTCCACAACACCATTGCCTTCCACGCCATCCGTGCCGTAAGAAGTAGACACCATTTTGGAAAACCAACCGGGTTGATCGCCGGCAGCCTTCAAACGCAGAGGTTCCACCTCTTTTTCTTTCTTCTCTTCCTGCTTCTGCTCACCACTCTTGGAGGCCAGCATTTCCGTCAACTTGGTGAGGCTGTTGCCCAATGTGGACAACTGCTGTTCCAGTTGAGTGGCTTGCCGGTCATCGGCCTTGGTGAGTTCCATAAACTTCGTGGTAGACAGGTCGCCATTCGCCAACGCGATTCCGGCGGCCTTGCGGAAGTCTTCGTCGCTGGCATCAGCTTTGACACCAGCGTTCTCGGACAACCACTTCTTCAATTGAGCCGTCAGTTTCATAGTAACTCCAATTTCTTTCTGACGGTTGCGATACAGTACATTCCGACCGCCGGAATGTAACTACTCATCAGGGCGGACTAGCCGCCCATAAGATTCTCAAACATCTCCACTCGTCGGTAGCCTTCGTCTACCTGATCAAACGAGTCCAAAAACTCTTTCATTTTCTTACGTTCTTCTTGGGTACACGAGGCCAAGAACACAGCCATCGCTTCCGTGGCACCCATTTGTTTTTCTTGTGGATTAGCTCCAGCCTCCATGGCAGTAGAAGCCACCGCATCCAAGACTTCTTGGAGTTTGTTGGAAGCCACCTTGCATAGAGCCTTGCAAGCCCTGGACACATCTTCCATTCCAATCACTTCATCCATGTTGTCCTTGGCTTCCCGAATCTTGCTTTCGTTGTCCGCACTAATTGTACGACCAACCTTGGCAGCCTTTTCTTCTTCTTTGTCTTCCTCCGTGTAACCACACTCCTCACAGACACCGTCTTCCATCTCACCACCACACTCCGGGCAAGCTCCCTCTTGCTCGTCTGCCTCCTCTTCATCGGAATCCATAGGAGGCTCTTTTTTCTTTACTTCTTCGTTGTCGGTTGCTTTCCCTTCTTGTCCCCACTCTTGGTCTTGTTGGGGGTCGTCATGGGCTTCTTCTGATGCGCAGGAGCACTCTTTTTTCCCGGAGCCATCGCTTTCTCCATTTAACTGAATGTTCAAATCAATCGTAACCGGAACACGCACCGGCTGCTTCTCTCGAATTGCCTTTCCGTAGGCTTTCATAAGGGGACTGGTAAGCTTACGACCTTCCACCAAGCTCAACAGAATATCCTCCGTTTCAGCGTCCACATTAGAGGGCACCGAAACCAAACTGGCCTCCATGATTTCAAACGAAGTAACATCAAACCCGGTCACCTTGCCCTTGGAGGTTTTAATTTCTTCAAACTCCAAAGCCTTAAATCCATGGCTAAATCGACCCATCTTGTTGTCGATCATCACGGCCGAATCGTGAGCCAACGGGTTAATATCCACCACGGCAGAAAACATTTTTAAGTGGGTGTCCGTATGGTCAGCCACCGCCAACTGTTTTCCAATGGGGAGAGTATGGACATGTTGCCACAGCAACAGCATTTTGGGGTCTGGCTTGGCCCCCTTGGTTCGCAGAATATCCCCATCACGGTCTTTACGGGTAGAGGTGAGGGTATGCTTGAACAGCATCAGCGTGTTTTTGGGGAGCTCCACTCCTCGCAAGGCTTCCTCTTTTTTAGCCTTGGAGTAAATATCCTCCAACACCATCTCTTGGTTAGAGTAGGTTAGAGACCGGGCCGATTTTTCCAAAAGATCGTGGAGCGAAGTAGAGCGAGTCGCCATTTGGCGATAGCACAAATCCGAACCAACACAATCCAGCACATTGCGGACAAACCGATCCGCTGTCATGATGCCGTAATCAAAAGGCTCCGGGCTTCCGCCCTTACGAGAACGAACAGCTCGCAGGAGCTTGAACTGGGCAGAAGACACGTGTTTTGTTACAGCTTTTGTGGTCATTGATTCGGCTTCCTTTTTCCAAGCAGCATAACAAACGGCTGCCCGTTGAGTTGAATCAGTGTATTCCCGTTGCATCACATCGTCGGACATACAACGAGTGATAAAAGATTGTTCCTGCTCCCCAGAACGTGGAGATGGAATTGGCACAGTTAGATATCCCGTCCGGCGAGGTAGTGCAAATTGAGGTAACCGTCCGAACTCTCCCGTGTAAACTTGATTCGCCGAATGTCATCAATGGTAAAGAGCTTGGGTTCGTGAGTAGTCAACAACGCCATTCCAGCGGTTGTGGAGGGATTAGTGGTCCCATCCATTGTGTAACGGACGTTGTTTGTGGAAGCCTGGATTTCGCAATGAGTGGCTTTCGCGGGAACCACCAACTCATTTACTGTCTTGATTTGATTGTTTACCGTGACCTGCTGATAGCTCAAATACATTCTACATCCCCAACCGAAGAGTGGCCAAATGTTCCAGAAAAAGAATTTGGCGGATGCACGGCTCTTGAGCGGCATCCACCCCATTCTCTACAGTAATCTTTTCGGTCCACTCCAGAAAGCTTCGAATGTCTACTTGATCACTCCCGTCCGGGGGAGCCGGAAGCCCCCCCGGACCAGGAGTTCGCACTGGGTCCACAGTAAATCGTTGCAGAACCTCAGCACAAATGGCGTGAATTGTTTGTGCGTGATTCCAAGAACCACGCAACACCCATCGGCACACATTGTGAAACTGATTATCTGGCAAAGGTAATACCATCGACCCACCTACGGTTAATCAACTAGCTACTGCTGGAGCTGTTGGAGCTGGAGCTGCTGGACGACGACGAACTGTTGGAGCTAGAGCTATGCGACGACGAACTGCTGGAGCTGTTGGAGCTCGAACTGGAGCTGCTGGAGCTGCTGGATTCGTCTTCCATGCTAAGAATTTGCAGCCGGTCCCCTGTCTTGGGTCCAGGGAACTGCAAAGCCCCCGTATGGAAGTTTAGAACATCGGGGTCACTCACTTCGCCCGTAGTTCGGGTATCCACCAACTTCGCTTGCCAGAGCTGATTGTCTGCCAGAGCCACCGTGACGTTCGTCGTGGTACTGCCCACGTCCGAATTATACGTGGCAGCCGGAGCCGAATCATCTCCCGCTTTCATCATGCGGGTAATCGTGAGTTGCCGGGCCGAAAGATTTACAGCCGGGCCGAGATAGAACGTAACATTCTTTGGCATGGACCAAACTCCCAGATCCTCAGAGGGGGAAATTGTAAGCGAAAGTAACCGCCGAGGCTTCTGGGCTTAGACGGGCATTCCTTATAACCTAATCCAACCACGGCAGAACAAAAACACGACTCAGGCTCTATTTTTTGTTTTCTGGTCCACTCTTTTTTCCACACCCGCCGGACGGCTTATCACGTCTTGGTAAAACCGGGCATGAAGGAGCTGACTGGCATTCCCATGGACTTCTAGCCTCAGCGTAAAATCATCCCCACCAGCCATCAGGTCGGCAAAGGCTTGGTTGAACCCCCGTAAGGTTTTCAAAAATAACTCCAAAGACCGATCGTCCTCAATAATTCTGCGGTAATCTTCAGCCATTCGTGATCACGCCATTCCTTTCCACTTGCACATCCATCTTGGTGCAATTGAAAACTAAAACTTCCACCACACCTCCAGCCCATTTTTCCACCGTCTTTTTTAGCCGAATCATTTCTTCTTTGGAAAGTGGCTCGAACACCCTTACCAAAATACGGTCCCCGGGCTGAAACTGAATCTTAGAACACTTAACGTCTGCTAAACGTGGAGTAGCCATTGTTTGTAAGGGTTTAGTCCTTCCACACCAATGAAGGAATAGACTGGTTTCTTAGCTTGGCGTTTTCCCGAACTGTCCACTCTGCAACCTCCCGAGTGGCTTGCATCTCGGCCATTGTGTGCCGAAGGTCCCCATTGTGGTGACGCACCCTTAGAGAACGCCAACGCAGCATAGCACCATCCAAATCTTGGGGAGGCACCAACTCCACCCCTTTAATTCGGAGGTAACTTTCGCACAGCCCCACGAAACGATGCTCCACGGCCTCCGCCAGAGCATAGTCATCAATGGAGCTAGGCTCCAGTTTATTATTGTGAATCAGTTTATTCATGGTTCTTCTTTCTAGCTAAAGTCAAACACCAACTTGGAGAGTTAGCCAAGTTCCCATCCAAATGGCTGTCCAACGATTGACGAATTCATCCAATCCGTTCTTGATCTGTTCGTCCAAAGTTCCTGGAACGAACAGCACTTCCAAAAGATCCAAATATTCGTCCAACATGAGCATCACCCCATGCTCCACCGCTTGCTCATTGTTGGTCTCCGTGACCCCAAAATTTTCACGGAGATAGTTGGCTAATGCTTTGGGGGTATTCCAATTCCGAACCGGGTAAAAATCTTCTTCTTCAAATCCCATCAAAACATCTGCCATTTCCGTGGCGATCATCCGAATCTGTCCTTGCAATTGCTTTTCTGAAAAAGCGTCATTGCTGAGGACGTGATTCACCTTATCAATGGCGTCCCGAATCAAAAAGTCCACAACGGATTCATGCCCTAAATAGCCATTATCTTCATCCGTCGACTTTTCAATTAGGGTAGCAAACAACGCCTCCTTTTCTAAAACTTTTGCTCGTTCTGTGTTTTCTTGATCTTTTTGTTCCGGCATAATGAAACACCTTTACTTACGGAGGACAACATTGATCACTTGTGGTTGGGAGGATAACAGCCTCTACCACTGTTGGAATGTTCAAATATTCTTGCTGCTTAGTCGGCTTTGTCACTTTCGTAACGTAAATTCTAGTATTCGGTGGAAGAATAACCTCCCTTTCACTCGCATTACTAGATATGGAAGCCACTGGACACCCTTTCACACCCGGACCCACGGCTAATCTCATGTGGACATTGCCACTCCACTTCTTTGGATCATAAGAAGTGCTAAGATTTCCACGATCAGCAACAACAGAACCAACCTCTGGAACATCCCCAGAATATTTACGACTTAGTTTCAGACCAACGGGAAGATCTACAGATTTTTCCATTACCGTTTTAGAAACCAAAAGGGCTTCTTGATACCAACCCCAATCTTTCGTACCCTTTTTTGGTGGAGTGACGCTCCTTAATGCATGATTATAATCCTCGTAAGAGCTGCCCGTGTATTTTTGAATGTATATTTCTTGAGTAAAATCCAGAGTCTTTGCGAATGCATCCTCCATTGGTTTCATAGGAGTGGGGCCATAGCTTGAATCAAGTTTTATAAAATCACTGTTCTCAACAAGTTTTTCCAAGTTTTCGGTATTGAATCCATTCTTTTCCAAGAACTCAGAGTTCTTCTTATTGGCAATGACGTTCCAATAACCAACCTTTTCTAAAACTGGTGCCCCAGCAATCGGCGTATCCTTCGCGGTTGCTTTGATTTTATTGCACTTGGTCGCCACTTTTTCTGATGTGGACTTGTACGACTCCCCTGCTCCAACCGATTTACTAACAGTTTTTTCCTTGTTGGTCTTAAGAGTGTTGAGGATCTGGGAGAGTGCGTGTTTGACCGTTGGATTTTCTTTTACCTCTTGCTTGTACTGCAAGTTTACAAGCCCGTCATAATCCTCTTTCGTAAGCAAATCGGACATTCCTTGCATCTCCTTTTTAGTTCCCATGACCTTTGAATGCAGATCAGAACCAGGAGTCAAGGTTTCAGCCCAAACGTCTAAAGATTTTATTCCCGCTTTTAGCATGTTACGATGCTCACCCCATTCTTTAAGGGTCATGCTATATTTCTTAGAGGACGCAGCCTTTGCTGCTTTCTGCGCAGATGGTTGTTTTGCCGCAACTTCTTGCTGCTTCTTACTCACCTCCGATGTGCCTTTGTTCATCTGAGCAAAAAAGGCTTCTTGGGTGGCCTTCATGGCATTGGCTGATTCGACAACAAATTTAGAAACAGCAGCAAATTCTGTAAATCCACCGGGCGTGGATGTTCCATACTCGTCATTCACTTTAGTTATTTCAGAATTAAATGCCTCCATGACACTCGTTGAATCAGCACTCCACTGAATAGCTGCTTCCGCCACCTTATTGATAATTTTCTGATTAGCAGGATGCATCGAAGCCAAATTGATAGGCTTAGGTGGCATGGACACATTAGGAACAGCATCCGGCGACTTACCAGGGAGTTCTAACTTCGGTTTTTGATCCGGGGAAGAACTGGCGACCTGAGCTTGATAAGCCTCCACCGCGGCCTTTGTAACCTTCTCTTCTAAAACTGCTTTTTCGTATTTTGCTTTCATGAGCTCCATACGAGTAGCAATAGTTTTCCCAAGAGCCTTCTTTTCTGCTTCCGTTCCTCCGTGGTACTTATCCACCAAGTCTTGGATTTTCTTGGGGGTCATACCAGAGTTTACCACGCGACCCATTGTCTCAATATGCTGCTGCTTCGTCATATCCCCGAAAACAGCACCTCCCATCGTGTTGTAAACATGATTTCGTAAGGTATCGTAGTCCTTCAAATCTGGCCCGTAAGGTTTCTTGCCCGACCCTCCACTAGCCTTGAACTCCAACGAACCCCCAGCATCCACGAGCGTCAGTTTGCCACCAATGTATTTGCAATTGTCCGGCTGAGATGGATGGCCAATCACATCCCAATTCCCCAATAAAGCGTGAACAGCGTAATCCCTCGCTGCATCTGCCTTGACATTGGGGTTATCCCACTTTGGAACCACGGACTCTTGTGCCCACTCCGAAGCTACAGCAGTTTTCCCGTTGAGGTCCACCAAATGGCACTTGATCGCTTGAGCTCCAAACGCCTCGTAAAGCTTGGAGGCCAACACCTCGTTATGAGCACGGGCTGGATTCGTAGGAGTCTTGACGTAATATTCTTTACCGTCAGGACCTTTGAATTTCCCACCTTCTTCCGTTCCAAGCTTTCCAGAAATCTGGACCCAACCCTTGGTAGACAATACGGCGGTGTCCTCTTTAGTCACCTCCGCTTTTTCCGGGATCTCGTTGACCGATTTGAGCTTGGAGGCCTCCAACAAAGTATCTAACGCTTTAATCGTTGTTTTCTGGTACGTATTGGGAGAGCCGGATACTTTAAGGGACTCCTTTGCCGCTGCCAATTCTCCCCAAGCCCCCGCCGCCGCCAACTTCTCATATAATGCAATTTTCTTGAGGGCTGCTTTAGAGCCTGGCTTATTGGCATCCCATTTCGAGGTGTCCACCTTCGAAAGTTTCCCAATATTACCAGGAATAGGATTTCCAGCCGCGTCATGAAGCTCCTTTGGAGCGGCAGTCACAGCCGCAGACCAAGAACCAGCCGTCCATTGACCCCCTTGGGGACCACTCGCTACCCGGGGCTGGTTCGGGTTAAATTTCAACCCATCCAGGACCTCGTAGCTCTTATCATTTTCGTCTAAATCAAAGACAATCCCATCCAGGGAGTCCAGGGTAAACCGACGCCGATGCAAGGTTTCTTCGGACATATGAATTAAACCTCTTCCAAATCAACAATAGTTCGACCGTTTTCTTTTCGGACACCCGCGACTTTATATTTTGTATTGTGAGGGTGAATCACTTCTTTTTCGTGGGGATATTTAGACATCGCCTCAATGGAAGCTCCCGTTTTCGCTTTCACGGAAAACATAAATCCCTGTTTCTTGAGCGACCCTCCCGTAGCAAACTCCGTCGCAACCTCAGCGTCTTCTGTAAAAGAAGTAACACCCGGAAAAGACAACTTCTTCCCCACACTTTTTTTGAGCTGTTCTAACAACAACCCGGCCTCATGGGGGAACAAGGAAATACCACGGTAGAGCTTCTTGGGCGGGTCGTATGATTCCCGTTTCTTCAGGGCAGACTCCAACCGTTTATGGAGAGTCATTTGAGGAGCAGATAGGCAACCAAGTGTGTCCGGACATTTCCGAAGCCGTTCGTTGAGGAGGGCATAAGCCCCCGTCGTGTATTGGGTAATGGCTTTCTTTTCTTGTTCGGACAGGGAATCCACAAAGGAAGAAGAACTGGAACCCCCAAGGTCGTCCGGCAAATCTTCCACACTACCAAGGTCATCCGGCAAGTCGTCAATGCCCCCAATATCGTCTGGCAGGTCTCCCAAATCCCCACCACCACTCCCACCACCCCCGTCTGTCCACTGACCTCCTTGGGGAGAGTCAGCCGGAACCCGGGGCTGAGCTGGACGGTACTTCTCCACCAACTGTCGCAGGGTTTTACCTCCGGGTTTCTTGGCTACCCTCATGGAGTAATCGGCAATCAGCTGTTTCGCTTCGGCCTCCTCCATTCCATATTCTACCAAAATCGTACATTGGCAATTACATCGTTGGCTTGGAGGCAGATTCCAATGGCCCGGCCAAGGAATTGATTTGCCCGCCAACTCCCAGCGTCCATTTTCATCGGCCGGCACACCATCCAGATGGGCATGTTCTTCCCGTGTCGTGGTACCAAGAACAGACAACCAAACCACTTTCATGGGTAACTGGTCGCCAATTTCCTCCATCAGCCCATCAATAGCGGCTCGCCGTGCTCCATTGAGAGCAGAGCCGGCCTCTGTTCTGGCAATGTTGACCGATCGATTGTGATAGTATTCATCGTTGAGTGTGCTCTTGATTTGCTTCGCCAACTTTGGAATGGAAAGGCCCTCCGTAAGACCCTTGGAAACCACCCGTTCTAAGTCATCCAAGGTTGTCTTACTTACATCATCCCAGAACTCTTGTGAGAAACTAGTCTCGCACAAGTCTTCAATTTTTTCCACCATCCAATCGGGCATGTCCGTGATAATGGAGTCTGGAATGGGCACCCCATGAGACTCCAACCAGTCGGAGGCCGTGGATTTCTGTTGACTAGGAAGAACATACCCCATAGAAGAGAGCTGGAGCAGAGCTGCCTTCGAGATATCGTTCACCAAAACAGGGAACGTGGCATTGGCGAGGGGTAGATTCCAATCCGTAGGTTTGTAAATCTTGGAGGCAATTTCTTTTGCCGACAAATCATCTCCAACCAACCGTTCCATCTGTTTTGTTGCCGACTGTACTTGTTCTTGAAAGAAAGACTGGAGGCTGGAAACCAGTTTATTTTCTGTAGCCTGATAAAGCTTGAGAAACTGCTTCTTCTCCCGTTGTGCTCGAACTCGCCTAGAAACTTCTTTTTTAACCAATGCGTCTTTGGTCCATACCGCTTTTCTCGCGACACGGATCAATTCGACCAACACTGGGAGATGGAACGACATAATAAAAATCCCTCTTGGAAATTATTCGCAGTCTAAATCTAACAGGGACAACTCCTGTTCCACCAGCTCGGAAACAGGAGTATTGAGGTAAGCAGTCACTTTGTTTAGAATTTCTTTTGCTTTTTCCAACGCTTCTTCCTCTGTAGTTGGTGGTTCATTGGCCTGAGGATTGGCATCTGGGACAGGCTGTTCCATTGAATTGGCTGCATTGGGGTCCATAGCGGGCTCCGCAGGTTTCTCGGGTTTCTTGCCGGCGAGCAGTTTCGCATCTTCTGGAGAGAGGTCGTAAGCAATTTGATAGACAAGAGCTGCTTGTTTAGGCTCAATAGAACCATCTGCCACCATTTTCTGGAGGGAGGTGATAGCAGTAATGTCCCCAGAGGTGAAGTTTTTCGTTTGGTCCCCACCAGTCTCATCCGGGGGCAGCCCCAACTCCAAACGGATTTCATTACGCGAAACATCCCCTCGGCTGCGAGCTGCATTCAGGTTGCTCCAATGCATAGATGGGTCGTGAGGCACACAAGGCTCCCACCAAACTTTGATGGGATTTGATTTTCGAACGGGTTCCACCTTGCTGTTCGGCTTGGAAAGCCGGCGAGCCGTTTGTTTGGATTCTTGATCCTCCAAAACATTGGCCACGAAGCCCCCTACAACAGAGGTCAGCATTTCCAAATAGGTGTTTACCCGTTTATAGAACCTCTTTTCAATATTGGCTACCTGAGCATAACCTCCCACACCCACGGGTTCCCCTAAAATATAAGGGTGAACCCCCAGCGAGGAGAGAATACGGGTTCTTACCGTTCCCTCGCTCTTCTCCCATCCAATCTCATTCTGTGTAGCGGACAATCGTTCGATTTTTTCGATCATGCCGTCTACAATGGCAGGGTTTCCATAATTGGCGACCCCTCCCATTACCTTCCGAATGGCCCCCATTACTTGCCGACGTTGGGAAGCATTGAGCCGTGGACGAATGCCGGCTGGAACATCCGGATGGGGGTCCTTTCCCACGGTAACGATTACAGAAGGAAACAACCCATTTTCGAAGAAAGCCCCTTGGCAATTTTGAATATTGTCATCAATCTTAATTGCCGTCATTTGGCTGGCAGAGGGAGCCATTGCCAAAAGGGGGTCCGACGGGTTGGGAAGATAAGCGAATCCAACATTCTTTCGATCCAAAGGCTTGGAATCGGCTTCCGCTGTTGGATTTTTGGGGTTGATTATTCGAAACTTAGAAAAGGGTCCCTCTGTATGGTCTGGCCGGACCCACGTTGTTGGGAGACTGTAAAGCTCTACAGTCCCTTCTTCGGACACCCCTCCCACGATATACGACCAGCCCGTAAGACACAGATTGGCAACGAAGGAGTACACGAATTGCCATCTGCCCTGAACCGAATTCGGTTGTTCCAAAAAATCAACCAAAGGGTGATCCACCAACATTTCCATCTGCTGGGAGGCTTCTTTCCTCCAATTATCTGGACGTTGGTAGATGGATTTTTGGAAACCACTACCAACGCCACCTTTCATTCTTCCAACATGAACGGCCTGACCGGCAGCCTCGGATGCAATAGCGTGGACAGCCGAGTAAAACCACCCGCGAAACAGCCCATACCGCTCCCGTTGTGCGGTGTCATTGCGGAACTGGTCTAACTGCCCCAACGCACTGGATGGGGCGATTAACGGCACCCCCGCTGCTTTGAGCGATTCAGCCCTGGAGGCCGCAAGTGAAACAAGCCCAGCACTACGCTCTAAAGCCGGTCCGATCAGGTCCATGTTTAGGAACCCCCAGATGAGGAAACTGCGGATTGCCGGTGAACTTGAATGGCAACCTCCGCATCATAACGCGATAAAACGAGTCGGTGAGCCTGGACTAAGGTTGGGATCGTAACATCCGTTGCGATTTTGAGCTCATGTCGCATCGCATCCAATGCCTTGCCGTGAGATTCGGCTAACTGTTCTGCTTTTTCCAAATCTCTTTCTACAGCCTCCCGAAGTTTACGAAACTCTTGGAGGTCCTTGGCAAGAGTAGCATTTAATGCTTCTCGTTTTGCAACAGCCTCTTCACTTTTTTGTAAGAGGTAGTTTACTTCCCGAACTACCTTGGCCCCTACAAACCACGAACGAAGCCAAGAAAATAAACTCATTGAGGGGTCTCCCGTGCCCCCTCGTTGCTGTCCTGTCCACCCGGTTCTTCTTGTTCCAAAAATCGGGGCCGGAGGGGAATGACCCGGGTTCGCTCTGCATCCAAAACACGTTTCAAATCATCCAAATTTTTAGCGAGCAAGCGAATCGCCAACTCATGGCTGGTGACGTTAAATTGCCAACTGTATCGGGTCAATTCCAAAGTGGTACTGTCCTCTACCCAGACCGCCACCATAAAACGATCTACTTCATACTCCCTCAACTTCTCCAACTTTTCCTGAATGCTATCCAACACCTCCCCCACGGTTGCCACTTTCACAATATTTGGAGATGCTTGATTCTCCAAAGCAGCTTCCCCCGATTGCGGCGACGACAATGGTTCTTCCATCACAACACACCTACCTTTCAAACTAGTGATCCAAAACACCCGGCAACAAACGAAGATTGTTTGCGGAACAGTAAGACTGAACCCGCTCCCTCAAATGCTCAAATTGTTTCGTTCCCTCATCCGTAGCATCATGGGAAATACGATCCACCCCACACTCTACCTCAGCCGCCAGAATAGCTTGCCCCTCCGGCTCAAAATCCAAAATAGTAGTCACCATAATGGAAATGGAAAAGCTCGAGGCTTTTCTTGGGTTATTGTCATTCAAAGGGTGTCTTATCTTGTTCACGTAAATTGTGTCCGACCAGACAACCCTCCCTTGCAAATTCATTAAAAAATCTGCAATGGAATCGCACTGTATTTTCACGTCCTACCTCCAGCCGGCTGCCGTCTTACCATTACCCGCCACACCACACCCAAGCCGGCAGAAGCATCTGGGATGGGGCGGTTCACCACTTCGTATAAGATAGTGGGTTCGTCCGTGAACTCCAACACGTATTGTTCTTCTAGCTCGGGATCACTAGTAAAGAAAACTTTGTTCGTGACGCTCATGCCTCTCTTTTCCCACTTCTGCTGTTCCATATCGCCAGCCTGTTGTCGCCAACAAGACCGACCAGAAAAAACTGTGGAAAAAGAATCAGAAACGCCTCCCAGCGTATCTTTCACCCGAACCCGTTTCTTTGCAGAGCACGTATGGGGCAGATTGTCCAAAATACTCATAAAACCGTTCCGTTAAGGGGCCAGTTCGTAACCCCAGTTCACAAACGAAGATAATAGAGACACGGTTTCTTGAGTAACTTCGTTTGCATACCCGAACAAAGACTTCGCAATAGAGGCGTCAATGGAGTAGGAGTAGTCCCCCAAGTTTTCGTTCGTAATAATACCTGGGACGAAACCGATTCCATTCTTCTTCGCCATTACAAAAGCCCGGCGAGCCCTGCGACAAGCCTCATCCAGACAGGCTTGGTAGATTTGAGCCGCATTGATCACCGTATCGTCGCCGGACAGTTCATCCGCAGAGTAGCCGGCAACATAAACCACTTGGACAGAGCCGGGTTCTTGGGGCCACAACCCCACCGAACGCAAAATCCCATCGGAACAAACGCGATTCCCATCGCTGTCTAAGAAGTCATAGTTCGGCCAAAAATCGGTTCCTTCCGTCTTGGCCGTACCAGACCCAAAAGAACCCGACCGAGTGCCAGACCTCGCCCCATAATCAATCTTAAGGGAAGTAATGGAACGAATGGGGATGTGCTTAAGAAACAGCTCAGATCCAGAAGCAGCGGAAATGTCCCGAGCGTAAGCCACCACATCGTTCGCTTCCCAAACCACTTGACGATTGATGGCAGCGTAATCCAACTGGGGGTAATACTCTGTTCTGGTTCGTTGCACTGGGTCATATCGCAAATGGCGAATAACGGCCCCCTCTGCCCGTTTAATCGCCTCATCAATAATGCTGAGTTGCGAATCCGTAGCATCTGCTGCCGCAAGACCAAGCTCCAAAAGAACACTGGCCCGGCTCACAATAGTACCTCCAGAGGCTGCTCCGGAGGCCGTAGTGGTCGTGAACGCATTCGTCATCGAAATCTCCTAGTCAGCAACAGCTACAAACGCTTGACCCTGAATAGAATTTACTCCATCCTTCTGTGCCCACAAATAATAGGTTGTCCCAGCATCCAACAGGAACAAGCACTCCCCATCACTGTCCGTTTGAAGGGTACCAGCCACCACCGTAGTTCCTGCGGCATCGCTCGTAATCCAAACGTCTGCATCCGTCAAAGGGTTTCCACCCACGGTAATGGAAACAGTAACTTGATCTGCCCCAGTTCCTTGCAGAGCAGTTCCCACAATGGTAGCGGAAGCATTTGCCAGAGAGGGATCGTCCACTAAGGGATGCACATTGGTCGTATTCGTCATGTAGAGGTAACCGTAGCCCATTGTCACCCCGTCCGTGTTTACAATGCGAGCTTTGTAACGTCCCTCTGCTACAGACGCCATATTCACGGTTCCCCAATATTCATCAGGGTTTTCCGAGTCTACCGTAAGAGGGTCAATAGAAAACGTGGAGGCATTGTTTTGCGTCCCAGGGAAACTCCAAGCCTCCAACGAAAGCCCGGAGTGAGAAGTCACTCCGGGCAGAGGAACCATTACTTTCGCAATCGCCACGGTCTACTCCTTCTGCTTCTGCAAGGTTTGGCGTACCCTCAAGACCTCTAGCTCATTTAGACATGCCATCAGGCTTTGGTAACGGATCTCAGTCAACTCGTGCCATTCCGCTGGAGCCTGTTGCTGCCGTAGCACTTGGCGGATTTCGTTCAGGTACTGTTTCTGCTCTTCTGTGCTCACAACCATGTTTTGGCCAACAGGATGAGAATCAGAATCAGTTTTTGTTTTCTTTCCCATAACACACCCACCTCTTTGCAATTAGGGAGAAAACTCATGAACAAGTGGGGTCCCGAGCAACGTGCTAATTTGGAGTTCATTTCCCCCACCATCGTAAATCTCCCCGTAATTGTTGACTGTACCAGAAACACGGCAACCACCAAGACGCAAAACAGAACCTTGGGGATTGGCTTCCACGTGGATGGGAATGCCGTTGGGGTGATTATTGAACGCAAAGAACTCGCACTGATTTGCTTTTACCGAACCACCCCGAAGATGGAGGCCACTCGCATTTCCAGTCGCCATAAACCGGGAACTGTGGAAAGAGACATCCGTAGAATTTTGAACCAATGCCCCAGCAACCGCACACTCATCAAAAACACAGCCGGAAACCACTGTTCGGATGCCGTGGTTGGTGTTGCCGTTGGTGTCCAAGATGGAAAGCCCGTGAACCCCGTTGGAGAACAAACTATCTCGCAAGGTCACGCAACATCCCACCAACACGCACCCCAAGTAACCACCATTGTAGACAACCAGCCTCTCAATGGTTCCACCCCCGAGGCCGACGAAATTAACACTTCCAATCAAAGCCTTAAAATGAGTAAAGGAGATGTCAAAGTAATGGGGCTGGCGTCTCCCCGCTGGACCTCCCAGCGTCGCAGCATAGACCCCGTTGGGAGCAATCCAATCAAAACAGTACCCATAGAGGGAGAACCCACCAGCACTCCCCTCGTAGGCATTTTGAGACCGCGAAAACATTCCCTGATTTACTGTAGTTGTGCTGAAGTCAAAATCGGGTCTTGGCACAAAAACCGTTCGGCCGGCTCCAGCCCCAAACAACTCCACAGCCAATCGCGGGGAGTTATAAAAATTATCCAGCACCACCTTACGGAAATGGTACACTCCCGCCCGAACTTGCATGGTGGCTGCCCGACCCGCAATTTCGACATCCGAAGTAGGGGTAACCGGCAGACAATCCCGACATGCCTGGAAACAGCGAATTAACGCCTCTGTATCATCTGTTCCCCAATGGAACTCCGCATTGGTAGTGGAAACGGAACTAACAGAACTCACTCGCACTTGGGTGGGAGAAATAAACTCCACAATCTCACAAAGTGGAATCGGCAAAGCCTCCCCAAGCCCCCGACGAGTGGACCAACACGATTTGCCCACATCAGAGGGACGAAAAACAGGGGACGAAGCCACAACCACATCGGAAAATGCCGTCAAGTTCACTCCAAAAACAAACTGAGCGTCCCCCTTGGCTCCAAAATCATGGGGATCAAACACATCACCGTAAACACGATTTGTTGGAGAGGTCATTTCTTAAGTTCCTTTCTTAAGCTTGATCAAACAAACCAGTCGCCACGAGAGCATTTACAACATCCGATAAGGCAGCCCAATTGTTGTAGCTGGCCTTGAGTTGTTGTTTTAATTTGATAATCACCCCATCACCACAACGGAAATGGGGACACCAGTCGTTGGAGCCCACTTGCTGGCCCCACATTTGAAAACCACCCACACCTCCAGGATTTCCTGCGGCTGGAGCCGTGCCCCCAGCGAGAGCCAGGGTATTTTGAGAACTGGCAGCAAAGGAATCCACTCCAAGTCCAAGGTTATTGGACCCAGAGGTCACCATCACATTACCATACGTAAAAGCCGTACCTCCCGTGGCAGTAAACGTAAGGGTGCTTGTGTAGTAATTCCCAGAAAACGTGAGGTTTCCGTTATAACTCCCAGTCTCCGTCCAAGAAAAAGCCCGCCCATGTCGTAAAAAGTAATTAGAATCCGCACCAGATACGATTTGTTTGTTGGAGTCAATTTTCCAAACGGCTCCATTGTAATCCACTTCTAAATAATTCGCCGCATGGGAAACGGGAACCCGAATTGTAAGAGGACAAAGTGCCGTATTGTTTTGGTATAGGGTGAGAAGAGAGGCCATTGCTCCTTCTGCCGTATCTCCAATTCCAACCCTACCCATATAGTCCATAAGAAGACCCCGGACCATACCTCCTCCGGCAGCCGTGGACTTGCGATAACTCAAGACTAGATTGCCCGCCTGATTTGCGGCAGAAATGCCCTCTTCCCCGCGAATTGTGGCTCTGAGGTTGTAGCCAGATCCCGTATTAGACTTGAACCCCAACGAAGCCCCTGGAGACGTTGTCTCCACAATGGTAAGCAGTCCATTTGTGGTGTCTCCCGCACCTTGTACCGTTAATTGATTCGTAACTAAATCAACCCGGCTGCCCGTCGTCGAAGGAGTAAACTCCGCGTACCCACTTGTACCACCGTAAAGACGCAACCCCCATCCATTGGTGTAGGGTTTTACGTAGTTATTTGTGCCGTCCCGCACTACAGCGTGAGGAGAAGTATTGGCAACCGCCACGGACGCCAAATAAACCCCACCATCGTACAAGACCGTCAAAATGATCTTGGTTCCTGGCGTTGTGGGTGGAGAAGGAGCACCACTCCCAACCCACGTAATGGTCGGCCATGTGATGGAGTAACCACCCGTAGCATTTTGGGTGAGAATAAGAACCAACCGACCAGGAGCGTTATTGGGAGGAGGGGTAAAAGATAGCGTGATGTTGCCCCCAAGCAAAAGGGACTGGACGCCACCATTAGAAAACGAAACAGTAACAGCCCCACTTACCGCTGATCCACTATTGATCGCATAATTTTCTTTGAGTTGGTAGAACTTGGATTTTAGTCCATACCCACCTCGCACCTGAGCATAGCTGCCGGCAACATTGTAGACGGGCTCTACCATGGAAGGTACAGTCATAACTCAAACCCCATAACCCAAAGAGGATCAGCAGGAGCCATCGTGTCTGCAACCAAAGGAGTTACAAACGAACCACTACCACTAGCAGTCGCTCTCCCTATTGTAACCGTAGCGGTCGCAGTATAACTCCCGGAAGTAATGAAAGAAGCGCTTCCCGTACACGTAACAGCTCCAATCGTGCCCGTGCCCGTGCCAGTATAAGTGGGAGCCGTATGAGTGGCAGAACCAGAACACGTGATTGGAGCAATACTTGGAAAACCCGTAGCCGAAAACGTAGGAGGAGTGTGAGTAGCAGAACCAGAACACGTAGCTGCCCCAGTGATGACAGCACTCGTAGCAGAATGACCCGTAGAAAAGGTTGCAGAGCCGGAGCACGTAGCTGCTCCAACAGTACAACTTCCGTTTCCAGTATAAGTGGGAGCCGTATGAGTGGCAGAACCAGAACACGTAGCTGCTCCAACAGTACAACTTCCGTTTCCAGTATAAGTGGGAGCCGTATGAGTGGCAGAACCAGAACAAGTGGCAGCACGTACAGAACAACTTCCAGTAGCCGAAAACGTAGGGGGAGTATGAGTCGCAGAACCAGAACAAGTGGCAGCACGTACAGAACAACTTCCAGTAGCCGAAAACGTAGGGGGAGTGTGCGTTGCAGAACCAGAACACGTAGCCGCCCCAACAGTAACGGCTGCTGTGCCGGAAGCAGAAGAAGCAGAAGGTTTTGGAAATGGACGCGAATACCTTGGTGTCCGAAATAAATCAAACCGAGTCTGCGGATCGTAAATCGCCATGACCTCTGGGGCAGAGATCGCCCGGCGATACATCCGAAGATCGAAAATATGACCTTGCCAGAAATTGCCGTAAGAAACACCAGATTTATCCGCACCCGCAACAATAAAGGCTCCGGTACTCAGATCAGGGTCACTGCTCTGTGTGTTTTGACCATGGAAGATTCCATTCACGTAAATACGTCTGTCGGTAGTGCTATGCCACACACCACAGATATGAGTCCATTTAGACGTTGGAACTGATCCATTAGCCGAACTTACTGATCGAAAGACGTTATTGTTGACTGTGTTGATACTCGCTAGTCCGCTGTCTTTGTCTGCCCACAGATAGTGGGCATACCATGATCCACCGTTGTCACGACCCATCCACCAAACAACACCGTTCGCGGTTCCCCAAGGACGAATCCAAATGGATACTGAGAATGGCGGAGCAACCGGGAATGGCTGGGGACCGTTTTGACCTCCAGTAGCACTGCCTCCCGAATAGGTCAAGCCGGTCATGTAAACGCCAGAACCGTCAAAGAATGGAGCAGCGAACGGAAACGCGGAGCCAAACGGACCGCTTACATGGCTGGCGTCAGGATAGGAGCGACCAGAACCATTGAGATTAGCAGTCTTGAACCCAGATACATACTCCCTAACAACACCGCTTCCCGTTCCGTGCGGGTGAGCCCCTGGATACCACTGGCACAGACCGAAAGCCTGAAGGCTGTCACGATTGATCGTGATCGGCCCATCAATAGGTAATCCGTAATTTGGTCCGTAGAGTGGCATTAAGCGTAAGCATCCGTCTTAGGTTTACACTTAAGAGTCCAACCTAAACTCAACGTGGCATTCGTTTTGTTTTCCACAAAGAATTGGCAATTCTCTGTAATCGGCACGTTGGGGCAGGAAAAGTACCCACTGGAGGCTGCCGTATAAGGGGGAATAGAAATCACCCCCACGAGTGCAGAAGAGTAAGCCGGGGCAGCCGTTTGAGGTGTCGGGGCATCATTTGTTCCATCAATGTCCAAATCTCGTCTGTAAATGTTCAAAAAATTGGACAGGCTAGAAATGGAACCCCCGAACGTCCCATACAAGGCAACATCCACCACTGGATAATTGAAGTGGTTCGAGGAGGCCAATGCCGTTGCAATATCAGCCGTCCCAGACATGGAGCCGGCTGCAACACTGGCCCCATTGGAAACCATTGTCATTTGGGTACTGGAGGCGATTGTTCGGTACGTGGGCATTTCGCTTTATCCTCCCAAGATTTGGCTAACTGAATCATGGTGTCCCAACGGTACTCAAACTGACCGAGGTGTCCCACCATCTTACTAGCATCGTGATCCACAAGACATGGAAACCCTGCTTTCCTGGCCCGACCGAAAAATGGATTGTCTTCCGTTGTGTAAGTATCCAGTTCCGGCACATATTCTGGCAAAAACCACGGTTTCTGGGTGTTACGGAATACTCGTGTTTCGATCAAACACAACCCAAAGCCGATATAGGCGACCTCTTGTAAACCGTAAGAATTTGGCGTTGTTGGTACTCTTTTGGAGCCATCCAAACTTACAGCAATGAAATCAATGGGGAGCTGCTTAAACGTATAGTTCACCCCCACAATCGGCTGTCTCCGCCCCAATAACAAATCCACCGCTTGAGGTTCAAATGTCATGTCGTCATCAATGAACAAAATATGGGTGCAATCCGTTTGGAGCGCCTCCAAAGCCCCTTGTTCCATGAGGTGTCGATTTGGAAGGCAAGGCTTCCCATAGGTAGCACAAGAAGACAACGCCTCCCGATTAGAATGGATCACCGAAGATTGTTGGAGTTGAAGGGAAAGCCCAATCGCTGCCGGCTGTCTGGTACGGCAACCTCCCCCAGCGAAATAGGCGATGAGGGAAGCAATAGAAAACGTAGTCCTTCCCTCCACCCGCCCCGATGTTGGAATGCCAATCAAAATCTTAAGTTCTTCTACAACCATTTCCCACCCACCTTTTCCTACTTACCTTAGGCCATAATTTCACAAACGTCCGACGCCGAAAGAATACCCTCCCAAGACAAAGAGGCTGGCGTTGGTTTGGACCCGTCACCACTTGCCGTGGAGGCCAGCAACTTTTCTGCAATAGAAGCTTGTCGTCGCATCACGTTGCGACAATGAGCTTTGTGAGCCGTATCCTTCGCGGTGGAACCCGTAAAAACCACGGCAAAAGCTCCTGGAATGTTTTCTTTGCTGGGGTCAATAGACCCCGAAGAAAATAACTCATCCCAGACTTTCATTTGCTGCAAAGAACAGGCAGCAAAAACCGTCCAGTCCCACAAGGTACCATCACCACTGCGGATAGAATAAATTTCCTGCTTTGTCACGCTCCTGCGAAAAACCCAAAGAGCTGGACTAGCAGGAGCGTTAAGACTATCAGCAATGGCTTGGTGTCTTCCTGCCGCGTGATGCCCGGCCAACGTAGGGTCCGCCAAGACAAAAGTCTTGAGGGTCTGTTTTTGGAGGGGAGTGCCTTCCCACATTACCGAATTTCCTTATCCTTGGTAACAGGTTCGCGGTCGCCGTTCAGCTCCCAAACAAACCACAAGAGGTGGAACAAAGCATTCTTCAAATCACCCGGAGGCAACACTTGGAACAAGCCTGTTCCAGTATTGTTCGCACACAAATTCAGCTCACTCTCCCAAGGAATGGCATCCCACAACTGGCGTCGCAGGTCATCCGTAAGCTCCCGAGACTCGGCTTCCAAGCCAGATGGCCCCCGAACCCGAAACTTAGAGCCTTTGGACTCCGGCAAATCCCACCACAACCGAACGCAAGTAAACAGCTTTTGAGCCATTTCTTGAAGTTGAGGGTCTTCAATGCCTTCCAAAGTTTTCTTGTACTTTTCCAGCAACTCGTCTGTAAGTGGAGGGGCAAAACAAGCCACCGTATGATCTTGATTTCGTGCCCCCAACTTGATTTCCGTCGCCATAAGATAAACCCCTTTCTTCTTAGCTAATTGGAACGGTAACCGTAAACGAACCAATGGCGATCGTGCCACCAGCCACAATCACGGAGTTGTTGAATGAAAGATCCCCACTCCCCTGACCACAGGAACCATCCGCGACCACGGTTCCATCACTGTCCACCAAGGTAAAGCTCAGTGCCGTTCCACTGGCGTCCGCCGAGGTGTCGCTGGTAATCGCACTCGCCGTGGCAACACCCGTGGCAGCATCCCCAAAGGCTGGATCACTGCTGAAGGGACACGTACCCAACAGATTCCCGTAAGCCCCTCCCACGCTCCCCGGCTGGGACCCATCATAGACCTTGACACTACCCGCCGCTGCCCCAGCGTCAATGAGGTCCACAATCCCATTACAAGCAGCATTTCTAGCCGCCGTAGAAAGTCTTAAAGCCATATCAGTTTCCTTTTAACCCCGCGATTAAAACTTCCAACCTTTGGAGTTGGACAAGAATTTGCGTTTGCTGGTCCCGAACCTCTTCAGCTCGCTTTTCCAAAACCTCCACTCGTTTCTTCCACTCAATAGAAGGGAGTTCGCTAATTCTGGCGTCAATAGACTTGAAGGCCACCGCTGCTTCCGTTTTCGTAAAACCCTCGCTCTGTCGAAACGCTCGGTTTTCCACGGCCTCAATAGAGACCCAACCTAAGACCCCAGTAAGACTCCCGGCCAAAACCGGAAGCGACCATCGCATAAACCGTAACAGAACTCCATCTACCGCTTTACTAACAGAATCAGAGTTTTCCAATTCTTGTTGCGGTTTCATTTCTGCCCTCTACTTTCTCGTTCATGGTGTGAAACAAGCAAACTAGTCTACGAAATTGTTGGATTGGTCCTTCGAATCTTCTGGGTATTGAGTGGTACCAACAACTGTAACAGAAATAGACTCTAGTTTCTTGCAATCCTTTTTCGTCACACCCCAAATCAACTCTACTGCTCGAGGGCACATATTGTTGAAAGCTATTGGATCTCCTGGAACAGGGTAAGCATCCTGGGTTTCCGTATCGCCTACAAAAACAATCAATGGCTTGTGTGCCGTGAGCAACCACAAGCCATTGGTTCTTCGCGTTAAATACCCGCGGATCATTTGCCCTTGCTGGCCTTCAGTTCAATGGCTTTCTTTCCCAAGCCCACGAGAGCCATGGAAATTGCCTCTTCAATGGCCACAACATCAGGATATTCCAACCCACGGTAGTGGCTCGTCATGGTAGCCCCTACAGAGCCGTCCGGCTTAATAACCTCCATGGTAAGCTTCAGCTCCATTCGTTCTTCTTTTGGTTCTACTGGCATTTTCTTAATCTCCTTCTTTCTTCTTAGTGGCGGCTCCGGCCTCCACCATACGTGAACTCGTGTCCTTCCCATCGACGACCAACCTACCTAAGAGTCGTCCAAATGTAATGGATTGGCTTAAGTTTGAATGAATTGGAATGGTGAGTTGTCCGTTCTTACCAGCAACAAACTCTTCCAATTTCTTTTTAGACTTTAGGCCATCCTCTTTTTCTTCGCCCGTAATTTCTGGAGCCCAGCAATCAAGTAGCCGGACACTGACCCGCACCGTTACATCCACTGTAACAGTATCCCCGTCGTGAACCGAGACTACTCGGCAAGGAAGAATGATAAACCCTTGAGCGGTACTTCCATCTTGGGCAAATACGTAGGCAAGAAAACACAACACAAAGAAACAAGACAACATGGAGGAGGCTACTGCGGACTTCATTAAAACACCAACTTTGTAAAAAGAAGCCCCTGGGGTGGCAGGTTGAAGGCAAATCAACTGTCGCACGGGCTGGGATGCGACCCCCAGGGGCTCCGGGTTTTCAGGGGTTCGGAATAGGGGGCATCAACCCAGTACCACCCACAAAATCGGGTCTCTCCTCAACAACCGGCTGAGGAGCTGGCTTCGTTGCCAAGTAAGTAGCCAATCCTGCGGCTGGTCCTCCTAAAGCTAATCCAGCTCCGACCAACCCTACTTTCGCTAAAGTAGACAATCCAGAACCTTGCGTTCCAACCCCTGACGGAGACGATAATGGGGCGGGTGGTTGCTGGTAATAATGAATCTCATCCCCTACACGAATACCCATAGCGTCCCCTTCTTCTGTTAGGGAACTCGAACTGTTGGGGTCAGTCATACCCAGCATACTCGCCTGATGATTTTTGGTCTGTTCCCGTTGGGACTTCAGTAGCTCCTGGGCGTCCTGAAGCATCATGGCCTCGTGCGCTTGCCGAATTCCCATCCACCTCTCCAGTGCCTTTTCCGTGTTGCTTTTCAAATTCGGCAACTGCGGCAGAGACTCGTTGGGCGGTGTCGTGGAGGTGTTTTCTGAAGCTACCATTTTTGAAAGCCCTTCTTAGGTCTTGCTGCCGGGAGGCCGCTAGATCGGATTGATTAGCGGCCTCCCGAAGTGCAGCGAGCCGGGCTTCGTTAGAACTAGTCACACGAAACCCCTCAAAAATTACTTCCCGTCCGGCGAACCGTATTGGGGATGAGGGCCTTGGATGTATCGCACACCCAAGCCCTCAGTCAAAGAAACATTCGACTTACCTTCCAGGTAGTCGTACCGAAGGTTCTCCGCATAATGCGCAGCACCGTCGGCTTGCCGCTGAGCTCCATTCATTGCATGGATCTTCAGCATTCCGTAATCTTCCGGTCCCATTTGTAGGACTCCTTCGATCACTCACCTACTATTCACCCAACCCTGCGAAAACAGCGTTTACCGAGGCGAAGTAGTGTATTGTTGACCCCTGATATCCTGAAGCCGAATTGGCCCTGGATAGGGGTAATATTGCTCACCCACCAATTGTCCATAAACGTCATACCGCTGAACGTGAATTGGTGGAAGTTTTTTAAGGATCGCGGCAGCAATGGCATCCATATCAATCACCGCGTCTTTGCCGGCTGGCCCCCGTTCCCCTGCTGGTCCGGCTGGACCTTTTTCTCCGGCTGGTCCGGCTGGTCCCTTAAAACGTGGATCACTCGCCAATTTCTCCACCAACTGTCCCACCAGTTTCTCGGTATCCAATGCCGGAGCTGGTGGCTGAGCCACTGGAGGAGTTACTGGAGGCTGTTGAGGCACAAGAGGAGGCGGCTGAGTTACTGGAGGCTGTTGGGGAGCCTGAATGGGGCTCCCAGGGGTTCCAATGGGGACAACAGGAGACCCCGGAGCACTTGGAGGAGGTACCTGAGAAATAGGCGATTTAGGAGGCATCATGCCCCCGTAGTCCCCACCACCATAAGACGGCTGGGACGGCCCGCAAAACCCACCAAAACAACCCCCACCACGACTAAAAATCTGGCGGGCTTGGGGGTCCACCTCAATAAACTCTGTAACCCATTTTTGAGCAAGGCTACGAACAAAGCTTACGGGAGTGGAAGCACTTTCCTTACGACTACCACCTCCCCAGTTCACGGCAGTTAGACGACCCTGCTCATCAAACAACCCACTGCCAGAGTCACCACTAATAGACTCCACACTAGAATCCCACACTGGCACACCGGGAGCCCGATGGCCACTGATTTTCATGAACTTCCCTGTTCCTTGTTTTAGTACAGAATCCCCACCATACCCAAACAAGAAACATGGCTTCGCCGGCTGAGGGTCTTCTCCCAATTCCACCCATTCCACGTCTCCTTGTGGAATGTAGATCAAGGCTAGATCCGCTTGGGTGTCTCGGCTTACAACGTACCCTTCCCACCGCTTGCCCAAGAGTGGATGCAAAACTTCAGCCCGGCTGGCTCGGCCCACCACATGAGCATTTGTCACAACAGCCCATTTAGAAATGCCCGTGGAACTGCCCCCACTTCGCCCACCACCACCAGAATTAACCCATACTCGGTAACTGGCTCGGGCTGGATGGGATTGTGCTTGGGCTACAGCCGAAAAAACAAACAACAAGCCAAGAAGGAACAAACGGTTCATCGAAAAATCCCCAAGGGGTCCAACACCTTTTTCCATGGAGGCGTTGTGTCCACCAACACAGAGGCTCCCTCCAATGGAACCACTTGAACAACTCGACCACGAAATCGGTTTTCTCCAAACCAAGCCGGCTTCAAAAGAAGCACCGATTTCCCAGGGATACCTAGAGGAGGCTGCATAGGAGGCGGTGGAGCCTGAATTGGAGATTGGGCTCGTACGCTTCCCACCAACACCAACACACAGAGCAAACAAATCAAGTTCTTCATCGCTATCTCCTTGCGCCAAACTTTGCAAGCCCTCGACTTCCCGTGTACCCGAGAGTCGAAAGGACCATTAACGCCAATGCGATAAGACGCATATGACGATCACTTTCCACCAAGCCACTGACGTAGAGGGCACAAAGAAAATTCGTTAAAAGAGTGAGCCACCACTCTGTCGTCTTGTACCCGGGACCAGACCCATTAGAGGAAGACACCTCTGCCTCTAATGCAGTGGAATCTAGAACCTCTGGAGTTTGATTAGACTCTGCCATAAACAGCCAACCCTCCATATACGCCAAAACTTATGTTAGGGATTCCAAGTTACTCATCAAACACAACTCCAAGAGACCGACGAACTGGTCCCCCATGAGCCTCCATAATTTCCAAAAACTCTGCTGGCATCTGTTGTATTTCTTCTTTGGTAAGATCTGTCCCATCCAACACCAACTCGTCTTCGTCCATAAGCCGACGAGTCCCTGAATCCAACATGGCCATCGCCCGGGGCAGCATCAAAACAAGAGCCGTCCCAACATCGGCGTGACCCGTTTCGTCCGAAACAGCCTCCAGCCGAAGACCATAACTCTTTTCCACAATATTAAATTTTCCAAAGTCAGCCCGAAGCCTCCCCTCTAAATCTTCGTAGCTCTCCAATCGCCGACTGGAAATAAGCGATTTCAATGTATTCGCCATTTCATTAAGATTCTTACCCGAAAAGTTTACTTGCTCCGTTTGGACCCCCATGCGTGCGAGACGTTGCATCATGAGTTTAGCCTGATGCGGGTCGTAACAAAGCCTCTCCACCCGAAAATGCCGGCAGAGCTTTAAGCAAGAATTTTCAACATCAAGCAAATCTACTTCCCCCGTCTCGGCTGAGGGTTCCCACGCTCGAATTAACACCACTCGAATTAACTGGAGTCCATAATGAATTCCAGCGATTACGAAACCCGCATGATCATGGTTGACCCCAACATCTAGACCAGCAATATACCTCCATTGGGGAATAGGTTTCGTAAGCTCCTTAAGTTCTGGTTTGAATATGGAATCAATGTCACCCTCGTCAAAGGCATCCCCTTTACCACTAGCCCATTGCCCCCACCAAAGACGCTTATAACGGGAAGGGGGATTCCGTCTTCTAGCGTCTTCTAAACTGGATTTGGAATGCCAAGGGGCTGGCTTATCCCAAATAAAAGTTCTCCAGTCTGGACTCGCTAAAGCGTTTTTGCGAAGAATTTCTGCTTTAGTCCCACGAAAACCAGCATTGGTCGCCAAAATAACGACTCCATCTGGCACCCCATCCGCATTATCCAAAAGGTTTTCCACGAACTCCCACTTCGTAACGTGGCTCAATTCGTTGATCACCAAAAGATTAGGAGTTTCCCCGTGGGAACCCGCCACGTCCGCAGCAATGATATCAATTTCAGCCAAACCTCCCTTATGAATCACTTTATTGGCTTGGAGCTCAACAAACTGATCCAACCACGGGTTCTGAAAAAGAATATCAGAAATACGACGTTTGATAATAGCGGCCTGATCCCGATCAGCCGCCCCAACTTGAATATAGAGTGGTTTCTGGGGGAAGCAAACCAACCAAAGCAATGAGGCTCCAATGTCCCCGTCTTTAGAAGCTTTCTTGGTACGCTCAATCCAAAAACGACGCAAAGGAGGCATTGTGCCATCCCGAACAGCGTGTAAAGAAGGAGCTAGACTGGCGAAGGTCTCCTGTTGAAAAGGAGCCAAGCAAGACCCCAAAAGACGGGGACCTTGACCAGAAGGAATTTTTAGACCTTGAATAAAGAGAGTAAAATCACGTGGACAAAAAGCCCGATAGGCTTTTTCCACTTTGATGGATTCTTCTTCCCAGTCTGTAAATTCAGTTTTCTTTTTTCCTGCCATAGAATGCTACAAAAAAAGGGACCGGATCTCTCCGGTCCCCTCTGACTAGCTGAGGAAACACTACAACTAGTCAACACACAACAACAGGAAACAACACCCACCTCCTCGGAACCGGACTTTTCCAAATTACCAACGCTTTAACGTCGGGACAATCGGACTCTGGAAAACGACCGAACCCGAACCCGTGTAGAAGAACGGACATTCGAAAATCCAAGACCCCAATCCACCCCACTATGGGCCTGAGCATGAATGCTCACAGCATGTCCCCCACTGTACCCGAAACCCACGCAAGGGGCACCGCACAGGAGATTTGCATTGTGACCACCACTCCTGATCCACATCTGAATGGAGCCAACCGGGTCAGAGCCAATCGCCACATTCTCGTTGACTCCCCACGAACTATGACGCATTACCCCAGCGGAAGCATTTGCTTCTGCCAAGCGTTGGGCTTGCCGGCAGAGCCCTAGATCCAAAACCTGCCGAACCAAACCATGCCGCTCCCGATGTTGGCAATGGAGTTCGTACATCGTCTGGATTTCTTGGGTAACGCACTCGCACTTCTCTTTGGGGCATTGGCAAGCCTGTTCTTGTTTCTTGCAGCCACAAGAAGGTTCCGCGGCTCCCAAGACACTAGCCCAACAAATCCCCATGCCCACCAACAAAGATCGAAACATCATCCATCCTCCAAAAAGTAACGTCCTAATCGGTAGACTCACACGACGAGCCCAACCGGAACAACACAAAAAACAAGAAGAAGCTAAGCGCCCCAAGAGAGATCAAAAGGTAACCAGCCAACAAGTAATCCTGTTCCACTGCACTGTCACGAACCACAAGACCGCCATAATAGGCATGGGTAAGAAAAGGACTCGCAAACAACACTTTCCAAAATCTCATCACTAAAACCTCCATGAAAAATTCTTTGGACGGCTAGTGGGGCTTCCCAACCGTCCAAAGAAAGCCAAATGTGGAATTGTCGATTCTATTTCTGTGTGTAACCTCCCAGCTGTGCGTCTATTGGATGAGATAGTAATTGCCCCAGCGTAGACAACCAATGGCCCTACGCAAGCCACGAGTCTTCCAAGCTCTTACGATGTGGGCGATGGAGCCTCGCAAAAATGACCACCCGTTGGTCTTGGGTTACCCGGAACCACGTACAGAATACTCGTCCCCACAGTAATCGGTCGGCCTTCTTTGTCAAAAACCGCCAGATTAACGCAAGTATCGCTCCAAACGCAGACCACCAACCCAAGCAGAGCCGAATGGGGCTCCGGCTTCCCCGGCGGATAATAGTGAACAGTTTGACCAAGAAATGGTTTCACTTTTGTTTCCTTAAACGATCAAAAGGAATTGGTGTAAACAGAGAAAGCCTGGAGGAGCGACCTCCAGGCTTTCTTGCGTTCTTCAAAGCGTCCCAAAGCTATGTCGACCTTAACCTGGAACCACCCCTAAGAACTTGGCAGTGTACGTGAGAAGCCATTTTTGCTCCCCACGAACTGCTGCCGGCCGCGCCGACGACGTTCACTGGCAAATAATATGGAGAGGGGAAACGATTTGGCTGGTTTTCATAATTAACCTCCTTTCTGCTACTTCTACCTTGGGTTTGAGAAAAGGCACCCTTTTTTTCAGGGCGAGATTTAGGATCACCCCCTTTCAACGCAAGTTGAGCTGAGGCATCTTAAACTCCTTTGGCCTTATGCTAACACATTCGGACCTGAGTTGCAAAACAAACTCACCCCACCAACCGATGAATCATTTGATTCCGAACCGGGTTGAAACTCAAATCAATTTCCCAAACGTCGGAGCCGTCCTGGACTTCACGCATGGGACCCACTGCCTGAATACGTGTTCCGTCCAAGGACTCCAAACAATTGGGGGAGCTCACGTACATATCGGCCAGCCAAGAAGGGCGACAACCAATTCCGTTGAGGTATTGCATTAACTCGTTACAGACCACCACTGTATTGCGCCAAGAATCATTAGAATTGGCGCCAACAGGACCTTCCACTACGTACCAGGGGGAAGTGCCAAATCGCCCGGAGACTTTAATTCCCAAACGATCTCCTGGCAAAGACACCACCTTCCAAACTGGAACGGATACCTCAGACTTGAGTTGCCCACCCATAATCCACCTCCTAATCACCTTTCGAAAAAGAAAGGAAGACAGGAGTAAGTATATCACAAGTTCCAAACAAAACAAGGAGACCACTACAAAATAGCGGTGAGAGTTTTCCCATGATCCACCCGCAATGGAGTACCACAACCAGGACATTTGACTCCTCCATTCTTTTTCGTGACTTCCAAGTAATTGCCGCAGGCTGGACAATGTCCGGAAGTGCGGTAAGAAATGGCTATGGTCACCAACAACAAAGTCAAGATCCAAAGAGGTGGAAACAAGAAACCCACAAGACCAGTCAACATAGCCAAAAACAGACTAAACAGTCTTGTAAAGAATCCCATACGTCGCAAAGGGGTTCGTAACATGGCAACACTTCCCTATCCAAAGCGGGAGTTATCGCCCATCATTGGAGGGGCGAGGCGTGAAGAAATCGACTGCTGGTACCGTTCCAACGTATAGTAACCAAAAAGCTCAGAAAGCCCCAACATACCTTTCGTGTTAATCACACTATTGGGGTCCGACGGATCTTCAGACGAAGGCATGGCCTTGAGTATATGCCCAGTTTCATCACCCATTTCACCATCCGCGTAAAATTGGAACGGAGTGGGGCTCACAAACGTACCATCAAAAACTTCCGTAATCACAGGCACTCGGCTCATAGGGTCTGGAAGCGCCAAGTTATTCCAACAGGCTGACTCCACAAGCAGAGTGGGGATCATTGCAATGTCGCCTCCTGTTTTTTCTTCAATGGCCCCAAACTGAGTGGCCACGAAAATCATGGGACAGTAACCCATTTTTACGAGGTGTTTCGCCAGCCGAATCATGGTCAGGGTGGACTGTTCTGCCGTGTCAAAGTTAATGTCCACACCATCTGCGTCTTCATGGTCTGGAGCCAGCGGGAAAAATGTGATCACCCGCATATCAAATCGACGCCACTTTTCCACGCCAAGGGCCTTGTGCTCAGGACAAGAAGGAACGACTTCTTTTGCATACAACTCCTCCACAGTAAGGAGTGGAACACACCCCACAGAAAGGATATTGAGTGGGGAGGAAGAGCCTTTGTCGTGGAGCTCCTTTAAGAATGCAACCGTTTTTTGGACCATCCGTTGTCGAAATTGCTGGAGCTGCTGAGTCACAACTTGATCAATGGAAAGATTCGACCATTGGCTGGTGTCTTTTGGCAGTTCGCTCATTTCTTATCCTCCTTCTTTTCTTGGTGGCCTAACCTAACTCACAACCATGTTCGGAACTGGCCCGCGAAACTTAAACAGAAATTGGCGCCTGAATAAAGGGATAGGGATCGTAATCAAAAAACTCAATATCCGAAAACTGAAAATCAAAAATGGATTCCCGGTTCTTTAGCTTTAAGACAGGCAGAGGTTTTGGAGTTCTCTCCAATTGCTTCCAAGCCTGAGCCAAATGATTACAGTAGAGATGAATATTCCCAAAAGCAAACCGCAGCCGAGCCGGGGCCAATCCGCAGACCTTGGCGATCATGTGCGTGAGCAGAGCGTAAGAGGCGATATTAAACGGAACCCCAAGAAAAACGTCGGCACTCCGCTGATACACTTGGCAAGACAAGTCGCCATCGTACACGTCAAACTGGAATAAGAGATGGCAGGGTGGCAAATGCATCTGTTCCAACTGGCCCACGTTCCAAGCACTTACCACGAGCCGGCGACTGTTGGGGTCCTCCTTAATTCGCTTTATGACGTCTGCTATCTGGTCAATGTACTTCCCCTCGAGCGTTGGCCAACTTCGCCATTGGACCCCGTAAACAGGACCTAGCTCGCCATCGCTATCTGCCCATTGGTCCCAAATCCGAACCCCGTTTTCTTGGAGGTAAGCGATATTGGAGCTCCCTTGCAAAAACCACAAGAGCTCGTGAACTATTGCCGGGATGATCATTTTCTTAGTGGTTAAGAGTGGAAAGCCTTCCCGCAAATCAATATCTAATGCCTCCCCAAATAACCGAAGAGCCCCTGTCCCAGTTCGGTCCATTTGGTAGCAGCCCTGAGTCGTTACCTTATACAGCAAATCCAAGTAAGAACGCATTTATTTTACTCCGAAAAATGAATACAGTGTTTTCGCTCACAACGAGCGTGAAAATGATTGTTTTCTGGGGAGAAGACAAACCGCAATACTTGCCCACAAAGGGGACAGGACATCTCCCCATGTTTTAGCTTCCGAAGAGTGGCTATTTCTTTCGCCACGGCGAACCCCAACACCAGGACCTCCACTAAGAGGTCTTGAACTTTCTTTTCTACCTTAGTAGTCACTCTTCTTAATCCTGGCATGGGAGTAATCTGATACCTATGTGGAATTGATTTTGGGTCGTCCGGCACACCCAACCTCACCTAGAAAAATGTTCTGGGTAGAGCCGGCGATTAACGTCAATGGACAACCAGCTCGTCACGTAAAATTCCACACCGGAGGTGAAACGGTGAGAAAACTCCTTAAGGTCCAGAACAGGGGTAAACCGCTCCCGTGAGACGTTGCGGTCGTACTCGTGCTCTGCGGGGTCCTGGCCCCAGTACACAAGGCTAGAATAATCGTGGCCCGCCCAATTGGAAATGCACCACTCCCTCCCTTGGTAGAGAACACGGCTGCCGAGCTGAACCCGCCACAAAGAGTTCCAGCCAACACGAAACGCTTTGCAACAGTAAACAAAGGTCCAGAAAAAACGAAGGAGCCTCAATTTCCAAGGCTCCTCCAAATTTCTAGCGTTCTCCCATTGGATAATTGGAATGTTTTTGAGCACCCACCAAAACCGACTCCATATCAACCACATCGTTAAATCCCATCCCCAAAGAGTCCTTGCATTCTAACTGCCCGAACCTCCCGATAATCCAAAACGTCCCCTGGAGCCCACACGATTTTACACGTAGGACAACGCATCTCGTGGTCATACTCATAACCAGCCCTCCACTTCCCATACTTACGGCATAAGGGACAGTAGGTTGCCGGCCAACTGGCGTCCTGTTTATGGGCTGGATGAACGTCTTGCCACTGGGTTTCGTCCATAGGGTTATAGGTAGTCATCTTCGTCCTCGTCGTCATCAATCACACTGGAAGCAAGTCTGTCCAACACAAACGAAATGTTTTGGAGCTGTTCTTCCACTTTTTGAATTTGGTGGATTTGTTGTTTGGTGAGCTGATTCCGCTCTTCCAACAACACCTGAGTAACCCGGTTGTTCTCCAAAGTTTCCTCACGTGCCCCCTTGTTCGTGAGTCCAAGCATCCAGCCAAGACTAATCCCAGTAACAATGGCACCGAAACTAACTCCAATGCCCCAAATCAAAGCGTCCAACAAAACTGCCATCTTGTTTCCTTTCTAAAAGTTCTGTTCCCACAAACAACACAAATTTCCCGCCACCAATATCGTAGTTAGCTGTCGGCGTCCAAAATAAAAGCCAGAAATTTCCGCCCTTTGTAAGTCACCTCCCGAACAGAAAAATCATCATCAAAAACGGGAATAAGCTGCCCTTCCCACTCAAAAAAACAGGGGAGATCCCCGGCCTCCCCTCGCGTCTTTTCCACTTGTTGTTGTAGCTCTTGAACCGTGAGTTGTTTCGATGACACTGGCATTAAAAACACTCCTACAAAAAAGTATCAGACCACTTATCGCAAACGTCTTCCGAATCCACAACCCGCTCCGCCCACACTTTGTCGTAAGCATCCCCTTCTAGTATTCCAACTTCTACTCCGTCCAAATAAACATGCGGAGCGGTAACAGGGTACTCACTTTGCCCGTGGATTTCAATTTTATCCCCATAAAAGCAAAGCAAATCCAACTTATAGGCAACCAATTTGGAGAACACACAAGAACCACAACACCGGACATGGGATTGCTCGTGGTGAGTTACTGGTCGTGTCATTCTTCTCCCCTGCCATACCCAAACCATTTTCTAGCCATCTGTACTGCCTGTCGTCTCGCTAACTCACGAACCGTGAGAATCCTCTTGTTCTCTTCCGGTGTCGGATCGCACGTCCCGCCGCACTGGTAGCAGACCACGCGACAGAAACATGATTGCGTTTCTTTCCATGTCGCAACTCGCTGGGCGCCACATCGGCGGCAGATGTAATCCATCATTCGTTCGCCTCCGTTCAGGCTTTCTTTTTGTCGAGAAACCTGTCGAGACCTTCCGCAACGCACTTATCCACAGCCTTCTTGACTGCGGAGATGATGGTGTGATCCATCATTGCCTTGACGGAATCGCTCTCAAGGTATTGCTTCACGGCCTCGCACACCAAAGAGTCTGTTGCCGACTTGATGGACGCCATAACCTCAGGACGCAGGGTAAACTTGGAGCCCCAACTGGCGTTGTTCCAGTTTCCAAGTTGTTGCTCGATAACCTGACGAGCGATTCCCCTGGCTTCGCCAATCGCTCGGTCCACTTCTTTCTGCATCTGCGATTTAATTTCAGGGGTGAGCAAGGCCTCCGAATACTTCTCCCGAATCGCCTTCACTGCGGCATGGGATAGCTCGATCATAGCTTCGGGATCTGCTTCCAGAAGCCTTTCTAGAACGGGAACGGTTAAGCGAATTGTAATAGTCATTCCTGCGGCCCCTTTCTCGTTGGCTTGCGAGTGTCTATCCTTTTAAGAATCTCACCAGCGATTTCATCATCGGTCGAGTTCTTGAATGGGTTTGGTTCTGCGGCATTTCGCACAGCAAGAATATATTCCTCAGTTTGAGCCATCGCTTTCTTCACGAGTTCATTACTTTTACTTTCTGGTTTTCCGAGGTTTGCAAGGAAGCCAATAGCGTCCGCAATTCCTCCGTTATCAGGTATCGCAAGCTTGGATAAAACCAGATTTTGCAATTTGACTTTATTGGAAATCATCACTTCCCCTCCAAAAACTTGCGGACACGACTATGCCAGGATGCTTCTCCAAATGTTATGTTGACTTCATTATCTAGCCGCTTTTGGATTCGATGATAATGCTCCCGCAGCAACTCCACCGCTTCTTCGAGTGCTTTCGCTGTTTCACGGGATTTCGCCATTACCACGGCATCTTCGTAAGTTCCCTCTTGCATCCACGCAATTGCGTCCACCACATCATCTTCGTGGGGTGTTATCGCAATTCCTTGTGGCCCATTTCCAAATTCGTCTTGTTGGGACGTGTCTACAACAACATGCCACGGAACAAATGCACTCATGACCCTACCTCCCAAAGTCTGTACGGCGGATGCGAATAGTGTAGAGATAAATTAGCTCCCGAATGGAGCTGTCGGGGTAAACATCAATACGGACCCCATTGTGGAGAAAGAAACCACTCCTCCAATTGAACTGCCGCAACAAACGAATCGCCTCCTCCCCACGAGAGGTTACTGTTCCGTGGGTCGCAATTTTTGAGGTTAAATCCATAAACGCCTCAACCCCGCTACTTAAGACTTAAGGAGTTTTTCTAAACCTTTTTCGACCTGCTTATCCACCGCTTTCTTAACTGCGGAGATAATGGCGTGATCCATTGTGGCCTTGGCAGAATCACTCTCCAAGTATTTTTCACGGCCTCGTGCACCATCGTCTCCGTTGCCGATTTGAGGGACGCCATAACATCAGGACGTAAGGCAAACTTGGAGCCCCAACTGGCGTTGTTCCACTGTCCAAGCTGTTGCTCAATTGCTTGGGTGGCAATGATCTTGGCTTCGCAAATCGCTCGGTCCACCTCTTTCTGCATCTGTGCTTTAATTTCAGGAGTAAGCAAAACCTCCGAATATTTCTCCCGTATCGCACCTACTGCCGCATGGGACAGCTCCATCATGACGTTGGGGTCCGCTACCAGAAGACGCTCCAAAACAGGAACAGTTAAGCGAATTGTAATGGTCATTCAAATTGTCCTTTACCCTTGTGAAAATGGAACTACGTTTTGCCCCCGTCTTCCCTTGTACCACGCCATCCTCACTTCGTTTAGTTCTTGCTGGTCGCCGGCAAGATAAACCCCCGCAAGGGATTCTTGGCACTGAGAACACTGGATACGGTAGGACAGGGCTTCCCCAAAATACTTGGCCGGACAGTCGCACTTGGGGCACCACTCCACTCCATAATCGTTCCCATAGTTGTGGCGGACCTCGGAAACCCGCCAAGCATCCTCAAACCCTTCCCGGTAGCCTTCCAAAAATCGGGTTCTTCCCAACCAGTAAAGAAGCCCCACGAGTGGGACCGCGTACATCAAAAAATCAATTAGGGAGTTTAGAAAACCCATGATCACGGTACCTCCTAATCAACATTTAGAAACGCCATACCTGCTTTCCAAGCTCTGGAGTTTTCGGGGGTTGTTTTCTGGACTGTCTAATTTTTCTAAGATCCCTGGCTCGCAATCGTTTGTATTCGGGGTCCCCATAGACCTCTTGAAAGGCTACCCGTGGGGTCTTCCCTGCCAGCACCCCGTAACAAAAACGGAGCAAATACTCAGCATCCGTAGGGGTCGTCTTGTATTGGAGTGACGTGTTGCCCCCTCTTTTGTTTTTGTCTGGGTTGGTGCAATCCGCCGTAAACAAGAACTGCCCGGCAGCCAGAGCACTCTCCCGCATATCTTTTCGGTACGAGACCACCCGGCGAATACCACTCAAGAACCCTCGCATTCTCATTTAATGAACTCCTCCCAAACTAGTTATTATCTGAACGAGACAACCACGCCAGAGTCCCTATACACCAAAGAACATGAAAAATAATTAGAACAGCACGAACTCCTTTTACACCAGATGCTAATTCTAACTGTCCTTCAGAATTAGTTGTGTGCAACCAGAAAGGACCATAGACAACCAGCCAATCTCCAGCCAATAAGGTCCCACTGATTCCTAACACACAAAGAAGAATTACACCGAAAAGCAGCAAATACTCAAAAATGTCGTAAAGAACTCTTCTCATTTTTTCTTTCCTTTTCGTAGTGCCTTCTTGACAGTCTTTTTCTTTCTGGCCTTAAGTTTTCGTCGTTCCAATTCCACCACTTTTTCTAGCAGTCTAATCATGGCATAGGGTTTCTCCAAATCATACGTGGGATGTCCATCCGGCTGGCACGAAAAACAAGGTCTTCCACCATTTACTTGCAACACGGGACAATGACCACAAGAATAACCGGGAGCAAGTGTCTTTTTCCAATACCTCTGGCAGAGGGAGCAAGTAGTGGTGTCAAAGTAAAACTCCTTTAGAAGCCAGCCATTTTCCATAATGCCCCCAGACGTATGCCGCAATTCGTATTGGCTTAAATTCTTAGGGAGGAGACCCTGCCATTTCTTAAGGGAGTGGAGAGCTGCCTCCAGAGGCCCCTGCCGAGCCGCCGTCCCCGCTGCAATGGGGTAGAACTTTTTCTTCCAATCCCGTAGTCCCAGTTTCTTTGGTGTCTTGGCCTTTTGGTTCGGTGTCTTGGGTTTGCTGGCGATACTTGGCTTGGACTTGGTCGATTTGCGTACGGACATAACAGCTCCAATCCCCTTCCACAATGCGTTGCACTTGGTTCCATAACTCCCGTGGCACCACGAGTACCACGGAACGATCATCCCCGCCAGAACACTGCGACTCCTTTGCAAGCCCTTGGATGAGCTTGGACAGTGTTAATTTCTGGCACAACAGACTAAGGTCATACTCGTCATTCAAAAACTGCACTGTACCACAGTGCCATTTCTCCATCTTGGGGTAGGACTCAAAGTGGTCAATGCCACAAAAAGGGCACGGTCCTGGCGTCGTGTTCTTTTTCTTAGTCTTCCCCACGGCAGAACTCCAAAAACAAATCCAAAAGTTTCCAAAACGCCAGAATCACAACAGTCACCCAAAACAAATCACCCATCTAAGATCCCTCCAAAAAAAAAACGCCACCCCTATTATCGTAGGGAGTGGCGTTTTACCTCATTCGCAGCCGGCTCGGGACTAAGCGTAGTACCGTCGCACTTTCCTCCAAGCCTTTACCGTCTTTTTCATGCCGGCAAAAATCAAAGCCCGGCACAAAATCTCGTCGGCTTGCTGATGGTTGTTTTCAAAGTCGTCCGTATGGCAATTTTCCGAGATCCGCTGAGCGTAAAGGTCGTCCATATCCACAAGGTCGGCCTTCTGTTTCTTTGGTTTCGTTGTCTTCTGTTTCTTTGTCGTCATGTAATCCACCCACCGTAAGAACGCAAGTAATGGAACTCCACCCCCAGAAAACACCACCGCCATTCCCAATGCCCTTGGAAAGTGGAGAACCACTTGGGTACAAGAGCAAGCGAAAGTTTCGCCGTATAACCCCCATGAGCTCCAGGACCAGGAAGAACACACCAGACCAGCCGCAACAACCGAATTTTCCCAGGGGCTCTTGTTCCCACCCACTTAAGAAAATACTGGTACGGTACACGATCATCGCCCAACAAAATCATGATTCCAACGCCTCCTTTACTTTCTCCCACTTGGAACCAAACCGAACTTTCATTACCAAATCAAACGCCTCCGGCATGGTCATTTTCCGTTCGCTTCTCTTACACGCCACACATTCCCAGTACCCAAAGCCATCGCGGTAAGCAGCGACTTCCAACTCCCCGCCACAACTACAGCCATTGGCGATGCGCAGCCGCATATACATGAGGCGTTTCTTTGGTTTTACTTTCATTTTTCTAATGCCTCCCTTTCCTTGTCCAAGTCACGGACAAGGGCAGCATTCTCCGTAAATTTCTGGGGGTATCTGGCTTGCAACTTGGCGATATTCGAAGCCATAACTGTTTCCAAGGTCACCCCCAAAGCGTCACAAGCGAGAGCGACGTACCACATCAGGTCCCCTAGTTCTTCCACGCAATTCGTTCTATCCAAGGGTCGTCCGTAAAAAACAAATCGTTTCAGTGCATCCGTGAACTCCCCCACCTCTGTATCCATACCTTTGGAGGCATGGTCTAACCGGAGGACACTTATCGCCCGCCGAATCACTTCGTCATCTACGGGGGCTTCCGTTCGGCAAGCCAATTCCACATAGTTTTTGGACGTAACACTCATAGGCTGCATTCCTTTTCAAAAGCATCGTTTTCTTCTGTCGCCGTAAAACACATTAACCACGTTGCCAGCAAAATGAAATAGCCAGCAAGGTCCAAATAGGTATCCCCTAAACTTTCGGATTGGACCAGGCTCTTGTTTTTATTTTCTCGCAATTTCTTAACTCGTTGGAGCTTGTCCCCAACGCGAACAAGCATCGCCTCCTCAGGGTTCACATTTGGCACGAGCATGGACGGCTGGAAAACACTGGCTCCATAATCCGAGTTTTTGCGAATAAGGGTCGCCACCACGTGAACACCCATCTCGGCAAGGGGTAGCTGTTGGAGGTTTTCTTTGCCCAAGAGGGTTCGGCACAAAAGCTCCAAATCCCTTTCGGCTGTTGTCTTGGGTCGGCCGGCCTCTGCTTGCCCTGGCGGTCCCCAAGACGGCCAAATGTACTCCAACGTAGGTGGGACGAAAGATCGCTTGATTCCATTTGCTGCCAGAAAACAATTCACGCAATCCTCGGCCCTGCGAGTCCGTGCTCCTTGCAAATTATTCATTTGCACCAACTGTTCCAAAAGGGGTCCCCGCACAACCCATTGGAAAAAGGAGTGAAGAAGCGAACTGACCTCCAAATGGGTCATGGTCGGCTCTTTTTCTGGCGTAGCGTCTTTACAGTTCTGTTTCTCTCCTAGTGGGAGTGGGGGTTCTACGGCTGCCACGGGCACCTCCTGGTAAGTCATTTCTTTTTCTGGTCCTTCCCTCTTAATCTTCCCTTGTCCCACATCACTTTGGAACAATGGTTCCGCGAGGGGTCCATCCGCTATCACGTAGCCTCCATGCACCTGCTTTAATTTCACCACGTTATCACTCGTCATCGCTTTGTTCTTCCTGTTTTGCTTGTTCTTTCAACTGAGACCCAAGACCCAACTTGGGTTTCTCCACCGTCCGTCGCAAATCCTCTAACGCCAGTTTTGCCCGCATAATAGCTTGGGGGTCCCCTAACTTGGAAGTGTCCTCCGCCAACAAATGGCCATGGAGCACTTTGCCGTCCACCGAAACATTGGCCTTCACCTGATGCTTCCGTGGACGATGGTTCCCCTCTAGTCGGTTAATCTCCTTAAGACAATTTTGAATTACGTTAAGAAACGCTGGGTCCCCCGCTTGTCCTTTCACCTTGTCCGTAGTGACTTCTTTCTTAACCACCCCCTCTCCATCACAAATCTGGCACACCTTACTTCCCCTCCCTGGAATCTTACTCTCTTTCCGTCCCAATCCATTGCAAGTCTCACAAGGCACCTCTTGCATCTGGGTCACCGTCTCCCTGGCATCCTGCCTGCTCCGTTGGTAACCCTCTGTTGCCACTTGGATCACATACTCCAACTGTCGTACACGGTACACCCTCCTCTCTAACGTCGTATTGGGTCCACTTCGAGTCCACGAATCAAAAATAAACTTCAAATCCAAGCTAATCGTTTTCTGGGTGACTCCAAACTTAGCCGCTAGTTGGAGTTGATTCGTAATTCCCCTCAGAAGACACTCCTCCAACACCAACAACCGTTTCCGACGTTCAATGGAAACATCCTTATTCTGACGATGTAGTCCCATTTCCGGCTATACCTTTCTTTTTCATACTAAAGACAAACTCATGAGTTATTATTTTACTCATGAGTTTACCCGTAGTCCTACTGCGTCCAACAACTGGGAACGAACCACGGGAGAATGATCCGGATTGTCCCACGTGGCATCCACAATCAACAACTGAAGCCGGGGATGGAGCTTCATAGATGCCGTAAAATTGGGGTGCCACCGTTTTTTGCCTGTTGCAAAGAATTCAAACCAGACAACACGCAAGGGGGACCAACTGCTTATGGGAGTCACATGCAAGATAGCCCGTTGGTTTCGAATCTGGGTGGGAACCAGATCAAATTCGTAAGTATGTTCCCCATGAAAAACGGCTTGTTTCAGGAGATCACAAAAATCATCCACATTGGTAATCCCAGGGGACATTATTTTTCCTCCCGCAATGGAAACCCACAATCGCGCATCGTCGTACAAATCTGATTCAGAATCACAGGACCGAAATTACGAATGCCCGTCAATTCCCGGAGACTACAACGGGACAAAGAACCTACGGAGCGGACGCCCCACTTTTCCAATTCATTCAAAATCCGTTGGGAGGTAAATATTTCAGAAAGTGGGGAACCAAATTCTATCGTAGGTGGTTTCTCCCTCACTTCCAAAAAAATCTTATCAATAGCTCCCTTAGCCGCATTGATATCCCCTTTCCACAAATTGATCTCCACCATCCGCAAACACTTCACCACCGCCCATTCCGGCATGGGATCGTCCACGGCAATTGGAGGTTTCTTTTCTTTTTCGATACGCACAGCCACATGAATCTCCCTACTCAATCTTGAGGACAGTACCACAACGAAGTTGATCGCTATGGGTCACCATAATGATTTGAACTTGTAACCGCTGGGAAATGGTTTCCAACATCTCCCGCACCCGCCCACGATATTCTTCGGAAACATGCTTAAACGGCTCGTCCACTACCAAAAGACGTCTAGGGGCGGGACGGCTCAGGACAAGGCAAGCCAGACGTAAAGCAAACGCTACCACGTCCACCACACCACCACCCGCCGCGTCTAAAAGCCCCACTTCCACCCCATCGCGTATTAAAGAAAAATCGGCTTCTGTTTTTCCCCGTTTTCGCTCTAAACGGATTTGGAACTGGTATGGGTTATCAAACACCGCTTCCAAGCAATGAGAAACAATACTGGCGACTTGTAAACAGGCATTTTCCTGAACCTTTTGCGCCACCCGTTGGAGAATGCCCTGAGCCGTTTGAGCCTCTTCCCAGGCTACCTGAGCCTCCTGGAGACGTTCCACCTCCTCACGAACCTGTTGACGAGCGTGATCCCATCTCGCGGTCTGCTTCTGGAGTTGTTTTTTCCATTTCTTGAGTTTCCCCGTCGAGTTTGGTACTCCAAGCATTCTCAAACTCCTCCAATTTGGCTTGGTACTGTTGTTCCAGCGTCCGCAGTTTTTTCTGCATTTTTGCCAACTGGGTTTCGGCCTCTTCCAAAGTATCGCAACCAAACTCAGCTTGGAGTTGGGAGAGGGCTTGCATGAGCGCCCCACTGGCTTTGTCCATTTCCCTTTGGAGGCGAACGAGCTTTGCCTGGAGCTCCTGATACCGCTGAAGCGTTAGATTGGAGTTCATTTTGTGGTATGGTTTTCTAAAGAGCGTAAAATAAGGGTGCGAACCGTTTGGGACACCCGGGACAGTTCTATCTCCAAAATGTCCTCATATCGCAAACCAGTGTAATCTTGCTGGGAGGATACCCGTTCCAAGTGGTCAGTAAACTGCTCCAAAAAGGTAGACACATCCACCGTTTGGCAAGCCTTTTCCGCCATTTCTGGGGCCGGCACTTGGAGCTTCTTGCGTTTTACCGTACCGTCCGAATACAAAATGCCCACGGAGGGGCGAAGCTTGGCCTCGTCCGAACGGCGAACGAAGAGCGGGCCGCAATTGTAGAACAGGGTATTTCCAACACGACACTCAAACGGGATGTGGTTATCCCCGCAAATCACCACATCAAAAGCCCGAAACACTTTCGCGAGCTCTTGTACGTTTCCCAAAGGGTCCCCATCGAGATGGCAATTTTTGGCGTCCGACCAGACATAATGGTGAACTAAAGCCACCCGTAGAGCAGTATGCCCGCCGAAATAAACCTTTTGGACCTCCCTTGTCTTGGTACGTCGTATCAGGTCCTCTTTGGAAAAGCCCCAAGGAAAACCCGCCAACGAAAAAGGGGCAACCTCCATGGACTGGCACAAAGAAGAAGCCAGAACCGCACACTCCCGATAAGAGGTCAAATCAAAAAACGTATCGCACCACTTCATAAGCCCGTAAATGGACTTGTGACACTGGCTTAAATTGTGATAGGGTAGATCATGCTGTCCTGGAATACAGAAAAACCCGTGACGAAACTTCCGCAACTGGAGTAAAGCAAAATGAGCTAACTCCACCGAGCTATTCCAACGGTCAAATAAATCGCCGGCACACAAGACAGGAACCTCGTATTGCGTCGATAACTCGAGCACAGCCCCCAACCCCTGCTCCATAACCCCAAACCAATCGGATTCTTTACGGCATGAGGGAGTGGTCGATTGCAAATGGACGTCCCCGCACACCACGGCTAAAGGAACTGGTTTACTTTCTTTTTCTTTCATTCCACGCACCTCCGCACAAAGGACATTGGCCTTCTTGACGTTGGCGATCCAGCTCTTGCTGGACTTCGGCACAAGACTTTCGGAACTGATTTAGCCTTTGCTGATAAACCGTCACAAAGTTAATACTGGACGTGAGCCTAGACACCGAGCTTTGAAGAGCTTTTTTAGCCGCAGCAAGTTTTTCTATTTCTTGCTGGCGTCTCACCAAATCTGGCACATGACGAAATTTCTGTTGGTTACTCTTAATTTTTTGAATCGTGTTTCGATTAGAAGCCAACTTTTCTATTTTTGTTCGTAAAAGAGAACACTGTTGTTCCAACTGATCCAAGTCTTGCATATCCCGAGCACAGTCTTGAACCCACCGTAAAGACTGCCGTTCTTGCTTGGCCTCCGTTAATCTTTCTTGAGTAAGCTCCACCACCAAAGATTGCCGTCGCACCTCACTGGCAATGTTCTTAAGGGAGGTGTCAATAATTTCCAAATCTACAATCTTGTTGAGTTCTTTACTCACTTGGCCGGCAGACAACGTAAGCCAAAAAGGGGAATCATGTTGGTCTTGAAAATTGTACTCCGAAACATTTAGAAAAGAGGCAATAGGAGCCGGCACCCCCGCCCCAAAAGAAACAAAAGCCTCCTCCCCATGATAATAAGCATTGGAGGCGGGTTGTCGGAGCCGGGTAATTTTCTGGCCATCCACTACCAACTCAACAGACACACCACGGGCACCCGAACGCAAGAAAGAAAAACCACCCGGTTGATTTAATGCTACCCACCGTAAAGCCCGAATAATGGCTGATTTGCCACAATCCGTTGGCCCTACCAGAGTGGTTACCGTGGAGGAAAACTCAAGAACAAGTTTTTTATGTTTTTGAAAATTCCGAACCGTCAACTGTTCTAACATTAGCGGAACCTTTCTTTAAGTTCTTCCTCCGCCAATTGGAGCAGTTCTTCTTGTTCCTTAAGCCACTTTTGGAAACGGTTAAAACAGAAACGCCGACCAGCCACGGAAACAGTCTCCAAACCAATCGCATTTTTCAAAAGCTTTGTCGCCAACTGAAATTGCTCTTCAAGAGTCAGACCCATAAAACACCCCTATCTCTTTAGTGGTGAAGTAAGTTTGCAAATTCCCGCTGGTTTCATATGTTCTAAAAGATACTGTAGACGAAATGTTTTTACCACGTCTACAAGAAACGGAAACGAAAAAGACAGGGATAATGGAGGCTCAGGAATGTCTAATAACTCAAATTGGTACTGAGGCATAGAAACCAGAATTTCACGGGCATCCCGTTTGGTGATGAGCCACCAAGAAAGCGAACCAGAGCTTTCCCAAGCCTCCGTCGCCTGTCGCACCCAACCGTACCAAATGGCACAGGACTCTTTCGACCCGTCCACTAAATCCAATGGAGAACCCTTAGAATAACCACGTTTCAATTCAATCGTGGTGAAATCTAAAAGCGGGACTCCAATCGGGTCCATAGCCATAATATCACCATAGGAACCAGCAGTAGATTTCCCTTTTCGCTTTCTTACCGTTGCCCGTGCCCCACTTGTCGAAGTTCTCCAAAACACATCATCCCGCTTGCCCCCTGTCCACCAGCGAGACAACTCCCGACAAATATCCCGCTCAAACTGGGAGCCCTTCCCAGAACGATTTTTCTTTTTCTTTGCCATACTCTTATTCCATAGGGGCACGACCCACAAGACTTGTCATTCCCAATTTACGAGACACAGCCTCCCACTTTTCATTCGTTACCTTATCAGACTGCAATTCAATTGGGAGAACTCCTGGAAATGGGAGGCGTACCAGTTTCAGGTTTCTTTTCCAAAAACTATTTCCCAAAACAATCTTGTTATAAGCCGAACTCTCCGGTTTTAATTTTCCCGCCAAAAACTTAGCTGCTGTCTTTTCCCCCACGCCACGAACTCCCTCAATGTCATCCGTGGCACAACCAGCAATAGCTTTCACATCAGCCCATTGGCTTGGGGAAATCCCCCATTCTCTTTCAAATGTTTTCAATGAAGTCATTTTCTTAGAATGGGGATTCCAAATTTTCACACGAGGTCCGATCAACTGAAATAAATCGTGATCACTACTCACAATAATACATTGGTCTTGGGCCAACTGGTCACACAGAGTAGCGATCAAATCATCTGCTTCAAATCCCCACTGCCAAAAAACATTCTGAAATCCAATTTTTTGAAGTATGGAAGTTCGTAACTGATGAATTTGAGTTTCTAAAGATTCCCGGGCTTCTTTTTCTGGCGCCGTGGCGTTTGTGTACCTCTCCCTCCGAGAAGATTTATATTTCGGATAAATTTCTTCCCGCTTGTCACACCCACGATCAAAGCAAAACACGATATCCGTGGTGCAATGGAGATCCATCAACGTCAACACCTCCTTCAAAAACCCGTAAATGACTCCCGTGGATTTTCCACCGTAAGAGAGGTGACCCATTGTATGGAATGCCCGATGGCACAAGTAATTGGAGTCCACAAGAAGCCATGTCTTAGTCACATCCACACCCCAAAATTCTTGATTATAGGCTTGGAAAACTTCTGCATTACCGTTTCCACAATACCACAATCTGAATTATTCCTGCCAAAAATATGACAAAAATAAGCGGCAGTAGGTGGCTCCGGTCGTGGTGCCACACATTTCATTGCCACCCGAATACAATCCCTTTCAAACCAAGAAAGGGGTAACCCCGTGCGATCGTAGCTTCCATTCGGCACAAACTTCGAGTCATGTGGATCTTGTGTAACCACACCCCAGACACGATTTTTAATGAGTTGAATATTAGCAGAAAACTCCTTAATGGGGCGGCCTTTTACCGACGAAATTCGGCCCAACGCTTTGGAAAGATTCACCATTTCACGTTCTACTTGCGTCGCAGTTTCTAGCGGCAGCAGCCGGCTAAACACAATGCTTGTCTCCACATTAGTCCAAGTAGACTGAAACTTTTTTCTATTCTTGTACCTCATTTCATTTCTCCTGAGTGGAGTCCGTCACATACCGATTCTTGCGAACTAGCCGGCACGCTTCTTGGACCTCTTTCCATGCCCGTCCAACGGCTAACCGCAATTCATCTTCCAAATCATTTTCTTCAATGTGCCGAATCAATTTCTCTCGGGAACCAGTAAAACCGCCGAAACTTCCCGTCTTAATAATCCCACGATTTTCTGTAAGCAAATCCTCACCAATCAAATAATCCACACAACTCCCAATATCATCCACTCCCAAAGAATGATAGATGGGAATTTCCACAGTATGGTCTTGTCCGGTGATGCGATTCTTTTTTACTTGAATCTTTACTTGCACTCCAATCTGCCTGGCTTGTCCTCTCACCGTTTTCTTCAACTTTTCTTTCACAGAGGTCCACAACTCCAAACAAGCATAAAATTTGAGTGCGTGACCTCCAGAACGAGTTTTCTTTTCAAACCCGAAACCTAAGTTATCCCGGGTCTGATTGATAATAATAAGAATGGAACCCGTTTTCCGGAGATGGGGTAAAATTCGCCGCAAATTCCCGGAGTTTTTCTTCGCCTTTCCATCCCCATAAGAACCTGGGACCTCTTTGCCGGCCCGATACGCTTTCTTAGCGTCATCAAATTTAGAAGTTTCATCCTCACTGGACAGCACATCCATAGAGTCCAAGAGATAAATAAATGGAGTCCCCTTTTTAATAGCGTCGTCCAAATGGTAGTAAAACTCTTCTACGGTAGAACTGTAAACAGGCTCCCCATCCTCTATCGCTGGAGACTCAAGACGATCGGCCAAGGACTGTCCAAAGTAATTGGAAACATCCATTAAAGCCCCATCTTCAGCATTGTCGTAAATCAAACGGTAACCGTCAAAATTGGGGTTAATCGAGGCTTCTGCTAAACACCCCAAGCAAAGCCACGTCTTTCCGCTATTACTATCCCCCACAAAAAAATAGTATTTTCCTTTGAGCAAGCCTCCCCTTGTACGATTCGAACAGGCCAAGTTCACAAGGGTGGACCCAGTGCTCAGTAGATCTTTATTCTGAATTGGTTTCGATTGCATGAGTTTTAATTGCTCCAATATTTTTTCGGTCGAAATCATAACATTACCTAAAAAAAAGGGAGGGTCCCTATTAAGGACCCTCCCCGAATTACCCACTTCATTTCCACCTACACAAACAAAGTGGGTTTCCTTTAACTAAAATGGAATGTCGTCGTCCTCGTCGTCTTCCACTGGAGGCTTTTTCTTCTTCGGCGGAGGTGCGTCTGGAAGTTTTTTCTTCGGTGCTGGCTCGTCATCGAAATCGTCACCGTCCTCGTCGTCTTCCACCGGAGGCTTTTTCTTCTTCGGAACCGGCACTTCGTCCTCGTCGTCGTCCTCTACATCTACGGGTGGAGCTTTCTTTTTCTTCGGTGGAGGTGCATCGTCCTCGTCAC